GAAGCGCCTTGTAAACCTCGCCCTTTTCCCGAATCACGCAATGCAGGAACTTGGGCTCCTTGATGTGGCGATACGCTGACATGAGTGTTGAGTGCCTGTTATACTGGTATAACTCTTGATGATCTACCCAAATTCTTCATGATTCCCGTTTTCACAATTTATTATACCTGTTTTTGATTTTCAAAAGAGGTCGGACATTTTTACGTCCGGCACTTTTTTCTTAATGGCATCGTAAATCAGCTTCTTCGTTGCTTTTGAAGGTTTGGGATTTTCATCTGATAAAGTGCAGAGTCTCGTCAATGTATTCTTATTCAGCAGCGTCTCTTCTATTATGTATTTCTGACTGATGCTGTGCTCATCCATGAATATTCCTAATTTCGTCCTTGGTTTGTGTAGTCCGAACATTCGCTAATCACCTCTTATTCACGAGTGTGGACAAGTCGGCGAATTTTTAATCCTCATATGAGGAATTTTGGACAATCCGTTGCGCATCTACTCATAACAGATCACCACACATGGAGGTGCAGCACATGGCAACGGAACGCAAGGCAGTGACGTTTAACATCGACGATCCGCTTGAAAAAGCATGCTGGGAGTATGCTAAGACAATCAATTTTTCAAAGTGGGCAAAGGATAGGTTAAAACAGGTCGTATTGTCCCTGCAGGCCCAGAGGGCCCATAAAGAAAACCGCCCTGAGAGTGGCGGTCAAATCAAAGCGTAAGTGATGGCGGCGACTCCGCCGATTATGAGTCCGATTCCGAGCCCTAGCAGCATGCTCATCCCTCCTGTCTGTTTTACCTGACAGGATGCCCTACGAGGGCAAAAACCATTCGGAGGTGTTCGGCATGATCGTAAAAATTAATGGTGTTCCTCTTCAACGACAGCCTCAGGAATTGAAGGTGGTGGTTCGTCCAAACCCAAAGCTCCGACGGCTCGCCATCACGCTGTGGTCGGTGGCGGGCAGCCTGGCTACGAGTCGGGTGTTCGCGGACTCCGGCAGCATGTCAGCGGTTCTCAAACTGTGGGGCAGCTTCGATCCGATGTTCGGGACCATACAAGGCCTTGCACTGGTGATTGGAACACTTGGCCTGTTGGCGGGGATCGTAATTGTCATCTTCCAGCGACGAATTGGGCGAATGACACTGATGACAGCCGGCGGAATGATCCTCGGGACTGCGTTGGTTCCGTCACTTGTATTGCTCCTTTACTTCCTGGGAGCGATGCTCAACGACGCAGTGCAGGCAGGAATTCGATCGGCATTTCTCGGGAAGTAAAATGGGATATCAATAAGGTGATCCCTCGTCTCTCTACTACAAATGAAGATGTGGAGTTTTTCGCCGTACCGCTTTCAGATGGGTACGAAGAGATTATCGATCTATTCGCGAGCGCATTGGAGAATTGGCGTTGGCCGGAACGTGAAAGAGTCTTTTGGGAGACGGTTATTGCCCGTGAACGATATGAAATCCGAATGGCTACGCCTGCCCATGCCGCCGAATTGGCATACCAACAGGTAGAGGCTACCTGGCCTACCGCCATCTTGGAGCCTGTTGGAGATGATCACCTGACACTATTCGGTCCCGACACGGACGCCTGGCAGCTTCGCCTCCGCTTTCCCCATTTCCTCTCATTATCAACTGATCGGCGTAAGCTTGCCCCCCTGCCCCAGCTCCTTGAACTTTCTCGGCAGTTCCGCGGGGACGACTATGCTGTCGTTCAGCTGGGATTCCAAGCTGCCGAGTCTGACTGGTGGAAGGACGCTCAATCTGACCGGCGTGAATTTGACAGAGGCCACAAGCCCGGGGCTGGCGAAAGGTTGGACATCTCTCAGAGGCAACCGAGCAGAAACTGGCAGGCGAAGGATTTGATTTTGCGCTTCGAGTACTCGTCCGCTCTGCCGATCCGCGCCGGCGGCAACGACTTGGTCGCGGCCTGTGTACAGCTTTGGGAAGCCTGAACGGCGACAATCAGTTGTGTGCGCGCCGAGTGCCCGCGTGGCGGTTGTCACGTTTCTTGCGAGATGCGCGCGCTCGACGAATATCCGTCCCCTTCTTTTCCTCTCGAAGAGACGTTCTGACCCCAGCGGAGATTGGCCGACTGATTCAGCTGCCGCCGAAGTCTCTGCAGGAAGAATACATGGGCATAGCGGTCAAGAAACAGCGTGAATCGAAAGCACCAGCGGAAGTACGGCATGGCGGCCTGAAGCTTGGGACGGTGGAGCAAAAGGACGGAACATACGAAGTTTATATGCCGATCGGCAACCATGACGAGCTGTGCTTGCCCCGGGTGGTGATCGGCGGGATGGGATCAGGAAAGACACGGGGATATGGCGCCAATCTTATGGTGGAGGCCGTTGGTAATGGATTCGGATCTCTCGCCATCGATCCGGCCAAGGGAGAAATCGGAAACGAGGTGCAGGCAGTGCTTCCTCCCGAGAAGGTAAAGCGGATTCGGATTGACGGAACCGTGCCGATCGCCTTGGACTTCTGTGAGGTCATGTATTCACCGCGGGCTCGAAACCGACTGGCGAACAGCGTGATCAGCTTTTTTAATTCGGCGACCGACGAGGCCGGGGCCCAAACGGCCCGATACCTGCGCGCCGCCATAATGGCGATGCAGACGCCAAAGTTGGCTGAGATTATACGGATATTTGAGGACGCTGAATATCGCAAAGAGTGCGTTGAGAAGATGCCAGCGGGCATCCATCGCTCCACCCTCAGCGACTTCGGAGAGATGTCCGATGGCAAGCGTGGGCAAATACTCGGCCCTATCTTAAACCGGTTGGATACCATACTAGGTGACGAGTTCCTAGCGGAGTGCTTCGATTCCGACAACTCCCTGGACATGGTCGCGCTCATGTCAGAACCGCATGCGGTCATTTTTGACGTGCCAAAGACCGCGCTTGGGCCCGAGGGAGTCGATCTGATCGTGAACCTACTGTCCGTCAAGATCGATCTGGCTATGACACTACGGCCGGAAGAGAAGCAGTTCCCATTCTTTGTTGTGTTCGACGAGCCGCACCAGTTCCTCCGCTCCGCCCGCGCATGGAAGTCAGCCGCTGTGGAATCTCGTAAGTGGCGGGTCGGGTACGTCTGGATGTTCCACAGCTGGGAGCAGATCCCGGGTGATCTGGCGGAGATTATTCGGAGCGCTGGGCCGCATTACCACATTTACCGAGCTAGCAAAAAGACCTTCAATGAGTTGCGTGAAGAACTGGCTCCGTATACGATCGAGGACTATGTAAAGATGCCAAAATATCACTCTCTTAACGTGCTTCGGGTAGGTGACGAACAACATGTGGTTTTCATGTCGCATATGACCCCGCCTCCGAGTGTGCAGCACAACACAGCGCAAAGCAACACCGCAGCGCACAATGCAGCGTAAAATTAAAGCCTCCAACCAAATCCGGAAGGAGGCTATAGTTTCCCCTAACGCTGTGGCGCCTACGCGCTTTATCAGCGTATGAGGCCTCTGCTGGAATTATTCCTAATTCTGATGAAAACAAAAAAATATTTCCCCCGCCGTGGCGAGGGGTGAAGTGGGGCATTACTGCTGTTTACTATGTTCTTACTTCGGTAATTTTATCCATATCAATCCACTCGACACTTTCGTCATTTGCAAGCCTGATCCTTCGGGAATTGGGATCAATCCACTTGATCACACCCCACATGCTGCAAAAGGTGCCCAGATTCTCTTTTACAGGCTTCCACCATGTGACTGTTACAGCATAATCCTCTCGTGCCGAGTCCCTTATGAGATAGTGGAAGCTCTCCAGCTCATCCTCTTCAATTGTTGGCTGCGGCGAAAGCTTCTGGTCCTCCTTGAGCTGCAGGTACAATTCCCTTTGCTCAGGCAAAACAAATCGACTCGCGGCAAAGATGTTATCTATTTTGCTTGCCATCTGAATGTATCCTTCCTTTCCCATGCCTCCAGGAGTGTTATCTCATCCGGTCGCATGCGATCCCATTCAATTTATTCTTCTCGGGTAAGAACGTCTAAGACTTCCATAATGCCCCCGCGGGATCGCCCCGTTTTCACACACAGATCATCAATAGTCGGTAGCCGCCGGCGAACCTTTCTTTCGATATCAGACAGCAACGTCCTCATCCTCCACAACCTTGATGGTTCGTGGAAAAGACGGCTCCCAAGTGATCAAGCCAAGCAGCCTTAAGTTTTCGAGGTGCCGATGCATCGTACTGGATGATCGCAAACCGACCATCTCGCATAGTTCACGAATGCTTGGAGCATATTTGTTTTTTTCGGTATACTCCAAGATTGCTGCCAGAATTGATTGTTGTCTTTCAGTGACTCGTTGCATACTTATGCCCCCTTCTTTTGATCTGCAGGATATATTGCAAGGATGTTATCGATAGCAAAAATACGGGGAGCACTCCGCGCCAAGCAAAACGCTTTTACCCGATTTCCCACTATTGCTCGCAAGCGAAGTGTTCGTTTACTCGTTTGTCCATAACGATCCAAATAGATGACGTCAACGAGCTGTCCTGCAGCTAAATACCTCTGTAAATCGCGTAGCATGGGGCGCTCTTCCTCTCCAAAATTATCGAACGTTTGTTCTTATTATATGCGAACAGTTTTTGAATATCAACAATCAGATTGCATCGTAATAAAATTCGATAAAACAAACCAGCATTAAAAACATCGAATCTGAATTGACTTACCCTTTGATAATGCTTATAATTATCTCATTCGATGTTTACATATAATGTTGAGGTGTTCGAACAGATGAAATCAATACTTAGCATGATCCCCCAGTTGGTACGTGCATCTTTTGAAAATGACATGCGAACAGTTGAGTCGTCTTCGCTCACCCTGATCCGGAAGCTAAAGAAAGATTACCCTGATGTTGCAGAAGAAATAGCAAAAGCAATCTCTTACTATGGTGTAGGAGCAGCAGTAACACGTTCAGTCGGTATCGATCCTCCTCCAACGGACAGGGACACATTTATGTCGCTGGCTCGTGTAGAGGAACCGATTGCTATTGAACCAAAAGTTGTTCTAAGCGACGAAGTATCACAGCTTATAGAAAGGTTCATTCGCGAACGTGGCATGGCTGAAAAATTGCTTGCATCGGGAGTAAAACCACCGACAAGTCTACTGCTTTACGGTCCCCCAGGAGTTGGGAAGACATTTTTAACTTCACTGCTTTCTCACAAGTTAAACCTTCCGTTAATAACTTTAGACTTAGCATCCTCAATCTCAAGTTATTTAGGAAAAACTGGGCAGAACTTAAAGAAGGTCATCGATTATGCTCGAAGCACTCCTTCTATTCTTTTTCTGGATGAGTTTGACGCAGTTGCCAAACGCAGAGATGATCCTTCTGATCTTGGAGAACTGAAAAGAATCGTTAATGTCCTACTTAAAGAATTAGAAGACTGGCCTAGTCACTCAATAGTTGTAGCAGCTACAAATCACGCTGATATGTTAGATAAAGCAATTTGGAGAAGATTTGATCGTGCTATTGAGATTAATCTCCCTAATCTAACGGCCCGTGAATCCCTTTGGGCTCACTATCTAAATTCTTATTTAAATACAATCGATGAAGGCTTTATTCAAGTCCTTGCTAAAGTCACTGAAGGATGTAGTGCAGCTGATATATCTCAGCTTTCCGAGAGAATAATTAGACAAGTGATCGTAGATGATAGCGAACCAATCGAGGCAATAATTAGCCAGGTGAAATCGGTATCTGACGACAACAAATTTAATAGTTTATTTGCCAAGGCCGCAAAAGAAATCCTTGGAAATAAAGTAACTCAAAAAACCATTGCAAAATGGCTTGGAATTAGCCCTTCTACTTTGAGCCATCACTTAAAGACAAATAAGGAGGAGTAACAGATGTCGGATGATCAGCAACGCTTTTTACCAATTTTGGGTTATGGGGAAAATTTGATTGAGCCAGTTAGACCCGGTTCAGGAGGTGGGGAAGTTGCCTATCCACGAACCTACACTGAGGCTCGCGACAGGGTTAAGCAACAAGTATCCAATCTTAGACGAGCCATTAACGCGATCCCGGAAGAAAAAAGGTTAGATGAGGTAGTTGTAACGGTCAGATTACATCATAAATTTTTAGCAAAATCATATACTCCTAACACATTTTTTCGTGACGTAAACGTTGAAAACATCGGTTCCCGTCGTTGGTATTACACAGAAGAGAATGCAGAAGAAACACATTACAGCAAAATGCATTTTGTTCGTGCAACCCTGTCGAATCTTTCAAGACTTGAGGAGATTTTAGATCAAGCTGAGTTTACTTTAACTGAATCATTTAGAAAAGATATTCAAAAAATCGAAGACATCTCATTACTTTCTCCTGAAGAGGTAGTTGTTGGTTTCGAAGATGACTGGAGCCAAGGAAAGGTTGAAATGGTACTTCATCCTTTTGAGGATGAGACAAACACTGCCATCGAAAAATTCACCAGATTACTTACAGCAAATGGAGTACCTGCTGAATCCCTAAGAATAAAAAGTTATGCTAACGGCCCAACTTTCATCAGTGCAAATCTTAATAGGCAAGCTCTTCAAGCAATAAATGACTTTAATCCATTGAGGACTGCTCACCCAATTAGAATTAGTTCCTTTCCTGAAATGAGAACGGTACGAATTGTCCCGAATGCGCCCTCACCGGCCCCGGGAAACTCCCGCTCAACTATCAAGGTTGGAATGTTTGATGGTGGAGTTGACCCAAGAAACCCATTGCTTTTGAATCACGTGAATGAAAATAATGTACTGGGAACGCAACCTGTTGCTGAAGGCATTGCACATGGTACCGCAGTAGCTGGATGTATACTTTACGGCCCATTAAATGGTTATGGCGCAGGGTCACAAGTTCCACAACCACTTGTGTCGGTTGAAAGCTTCCGTGTTCTCCCTCTAAATGATCCGAATGATTATGATTTGTACGAGGCAATTGATATTATCGAGAGGGTAGTCCCGGAGAGACACGACATCAGTGTGTACAACCTATCATTTGGTCCGCATGGCCCTATCCTAGACGATGATATTTCTAGGTTTACATATGTTTTGGATGATTTAGCTTGGAATTATCGAAAACTATTTGTCGTTGCTGTTGGGAATGACGGGGATTTAGAAGAACCGTTTAACCGTATTCAAGCTCCAGCTGATTTGGTAAATGGCCTTGGTGTTGGTGCATTTGCATATGATTATTCGACTGGGGAAGTAATTAGAGCATCGTATAGCTCTGTTGGACAAGGTAGAGAGGGATGTAAGGTAAAACCTGACTTAACAGCTTTTGGAGGCGACGAGAACAGACCAATACATCTAATCTCCACTACCCATGGTCATAAGCATCTTAGTATGGGGACAAGCTTTTCAGCTCCAATTATTTCTGGGATGGCTGGTGAGATCCTGGGTCGTTGCGACAGATTTAATCCTTTAGTAGCAAGAGCCTTGCTTATACACTCGGCAACAAATCCAAACGGTGTTTGCAATGAACTAGGATACGGTTATATTGATCAATCTGTTGAGCAGATTATGAATTGTACTGATAAACATGTAACTCTGGTCTACAGCAGTTCTATTCTGCCTACACATTATGCCAAGCTTCCAATTCCTTATCCAATGAACGCTAGGGATGCCGGTACAATTGAGCTTAAATACACCATAGCTGTTTTGTCCAAAGCAAATCCTCTTCATGTTGAGGATTATACTGAATCAGCAGTTGAAGATACATTTTATCCCCATGATCAAAGATATCGTTTCTCTCTTCCTGGCCGTAACCCAGTCACAAGACACATTGAAGAGGATGCAGATGAGATTCAAAGACTTCTGGAGCAAGGCTGGCAAAGAAGTACCTTGCCAGTGACTAGAAGCACAAATAGCTACCAAACTGAACAAGCAAGACGCGGGGAATTAAAATGGGATACAGTTGTCCAAAGATGGGATAGGATGAGGGCAACTACCTTGAGAAACCCATTCTTAGTCCTTCATGGACTTGGACGGAATGGTGGTAACGACAGAATGGATTATGCTGTTATTGTTACAATTTCAGCACCTCGTTACCAAGGTAGCCTTTATGAAGAAATCCTTAATGAATATCGTCAACTCCAGCCGATTCAAATGCGTGCAGTTAACGAAATATTGGTACCAATTCAATAATTCTATAAACCCCGTCATTTTGACGGGGTTTGATCTTGCTTACTATTCATACGGTTACGAACGTAGCGATACATCCATGTCACCAGCCACGCCCATGCTATCTTCCCACCGAATAGTTTGAACCCATACTGGATGCGAGCAGGGAGAAATTCATATCGATCGATGAGCTCTTGCTCCTTGGTCAGCACGTACAACTCGAAACCGGGATAGAGGCTCTCGATTTGGGCAATAAACCCGAAGATACGCGGGAAAAGGTCGGCTGCCATAAAGAGCAAAAAAAATAGGAGCAAAGCTATCAGGGCGCCCCACTCCTGCACGAAAACGATTCCTTGTTCAATCACAATGATCACACTCCTGTGTGCAAATTGTTGATAACCTGTGAATATTCTTTAAACCAATTGCTCTGGATGCTGAGCGGACAGCGTCTGCTGTACAAAATCGGGAGTGTTGGTTGCCCGATCGATCAGAACAAAAATGAGCCAGGGGAGGTCATTCAATACCTTCTCCGGCTCTTTTCTTAACTTCTGTTTCCATTCCGTTGCGTTCTGAATGAGCGCCTTTCCTTCAAAATCATGCTTTGCTGCCAGATTGTCGATAGCCTTATCGGCGAGCTGCAATTGCCACTCTTGGAAAACCAAATGTATCACCACTTTCTGCGCTTGCTGCGCGAGCTTTTCTACTACAGATGGTTGCGACGTCTGCTTGGACGGTTCCGGTGGCTTTGCATCGAACCTGGTCAAACCATATTGGTTAACAATAGCCATGATCTTATCGACGTAACGCGGGTCCGTTGCGTACCCTGCCCGGTGCAATGCTTCTGCAAATGCACGCGGTGTGTTCGCCTGCCAGACGCCAGCCCGAACATAGCGAGGCTTTTTCAAAAGCGAAAAGTGATCCTCAATCGCCTCCGCATAGCTGTGGTATGCACGGAATTCATCCTTTACCTGAACCTTCTGCTTACCGTTTACCGTCCCAAGGACTTTCACCAGCTTGCCAGCTTTTCTAGCAGCTTCAACCTGTGCTGGAGTGTAATACTCCGTGGTCAGGATCATCACACTGCCGGCTGGTCCTTTGCCTTTGATGTTCCCCAGATTGTAGCTCTCCCGACCGGTGACCATATCCTTTGGTGTGCGAAGCGCGAAACCAACTTCAAGAATCAACTGTGCAATAACCGCGCTCGCGCAAGGATAGCGACCGAGGACATGCGGGGCTAGCATTTCAATTACCTGCAGAGGAGTTTTAGACACGGGAGCCATAATCCATCTCCTTTCTTCCCGACTCCGTTGAAGAAGCCGGTTCGGTTGTTACTGCAGGAGTTCCTACCTCTGAAACAGGCGCCCCACGGACAAACCTTCTGGCCGTACGGTCGACAAAATAGCCCCCCAGAACCGTTGTCACCGGTATGGTAATCTGTCCAATAAGAGCGATATCGCGCTCGCTCAGCGTTCCCTTTAGCAGCTTGTAACCAGTCAGCATAAGCATTCCGGCATAGATGACGATTACAACTGCTGCCAACCATTCGGTGATGCTCACGCCATCATTGTCGTTCCACCAACCACGCATGTGAATCACTCCTTATGCTTTAATCCCGAGCCACGCTGCAATGGCGGCACCTAGTATTGGTCCGGCAATACTCCAAACCCTCAGCCAGCGCTCCTGATTCCGGCCTTTGTCCGCCTCTACGGCGTTGACCAACTGCTCGTCCCTTTTTTGATCGTAATCGAGCAATTGGGTAATAATTTTCCGATTTTCTTTGCTTTCTTCAATGATTGTTTTCTCCAAGCTGATGGAGTGACGCTCCAAACTGGTGAGCTGGTTTTGTACTTGTGCCACGGATAAGAGCAACTGTTGGTTCGTCTGCTCAACTTTCTCGATGCGATCGTCTTGTTTGTTCTGAGCGTTTTGCAAGCTTTTTACCCATCCTTCCAGCTGCCCGATCCGGGTTGCGTGGTCATCCACCCTCTCATGTAAACGAGTAACTGCCGGATCTGCCATCTTCCTATTCTCTCCCCTCTGAAACAAATAAGGGGAGCATCAGCCCCCCATAAAAAAAGACCTTTTCTCGAATTGAGGAAAGGTGTCTTATCGTGGTGTTGCTACGATGTTTTCTTTTTCTTCGGAGGTGATATAACTTTTTGCAACTGCAGAATCCAGTTGTTGCTCCGTCACCGTCCCATTTACCCAGCACATCAAAAAGTAGTTGAAAAGTCTGCTTGCCATGTTTCATCTCTCCCTTTAATCGAGGTTTATATTCCAAGCAAGAAATTAATAGTTTCTTGCATGGTTTTTACTTGCCCTTCCAACTGACGAATAGTTTCATAAGGGTCAATTGGCTCTACCCAGTCGGGATTTGGATAAAAACTGCCATCTTCCGGCTTATAGCAAAATTTCTGTGGTTTTACATCATTCGGGATGTTATTTACTTCAACTGATATAAGATCATTGCCAGGATTAGCATAAATCAATCGACCGTTATCGACTTCCAAGCCGTTTTCGACTTCGGTAACTGACTCCACAATATCTACAACAATTTTGTTGTATTTTGAATAGATTATATACATTTAAGATCCCTCCTACTTAATCAGATAGTCTGGAAGCAGCAGTTCCGTGGGCGACAGTGCTACGCCCAGATACGTATTCCCTGCTGCTGTGGTCGTGATATTTCCGACAGCATCGAAGTAATACTTAGCCCCGGTAGTCAATCCGCTGTGGGCCTTCGATACACCTTTCATTACGACGCTTCCGGCTCCGTTTGCTACGGTCGCCTGAGATACGCCCAACGGTTTCAGTCCCGCAGCCAAGGAGCCTACTGCCCCGTCCGTTTTTAGTCCAACGACTTTCCCAGCAGTATGGGTCCCGTAAAAGGACTTCTTAACGTCGGTCAGCGTAAAGTTGTCACGTGTATCCCAAAAGGCTCGGCGCATAAGTAATTCGGTTGTACTAATCGCTACTCCCATTTCGTAAGTCGTCGGTGTTGTTGTAAGGTTCCCGTTCTCGTCGGCATAGTAGGTTTTTTGTGGTTGTAGGTTTGTAAGCCCTGTCGCGATAATCCCCTTAAACATGACGTCGATTTGCTGGCCCGCTACCTTAGACTGACTTACTATCCCTTTCGGATTATTCGGGATAATGTCGCCTGTAATGATCTGATTTCCTAAAGCACCGAATAATTGGGCGATTACATCCCGCGCATACACCTTTTCCCGCCCTCCTGGTGCCTGAGCGAAAAAAGCGGACAGTTTGTCAGTATATCCAAGGTGCATAAATGTGCGCTCGTAAATTTGCTTGCCGTTGTATGTGGTGGTCAACACTACCGGCGTGCCATCAGTGAATACTCCGGCATCCGTAAAGTTGATAACCTTTGCTTCGGCGTAGTTATTTGCATTTGGATATATGGTGACAAACTTCCCATATGTGTTTAGCGCCTGGGCCTCTCCCCGTGTTAGCGTAAACGAAAACTCGGAACTTGCCGTGATGGTCAATGTGGTTAAATCAACCGTTACGATCCGCGCAAACTTATCATACAGAAACAAAAATTTGTTATCGTTAGGCTTCAATTTCATAAACTGTGGTTTTGGTGCTGTAGGAGAATACAGCGTACATGCTCCGACACCCATCAATTGCGCTGTGTAAGATTGAACCGATGTTGTAACATTGTGCGTTTGCAAGCGCGCCAGATTGTCGCCAGATGCCGGATATGCGTTATAAAGAGCAAATGCCGTATCGGTCAACCTTACAATTCCCCAATACTCTTGCACGCCATGATTTACGTACATTGCATTTTCTTTGGTGTTATTCAAAACGATATTGTTCGATGAAACAGTTAATTTACTGACATGCACCTGGTTGGTATAGCCAGTTTGCGGCGTCATAAAAGCAATCACGCATGTAGTTGCGGACAAGGCGCAAATTTTACCCTCATACACGTTGTTATATGGGCTACTATGGACGCTGATTGTTTTTACCAAGGTGATTGTCGTGTCGTTGATCGTCAACAAATCAACGGCATGGCCATACAACCGTCCACCTGAACTGTTTTGTTGCACTCGGCATGTGACAACTACGTTCAAAGACGGAGAGCAACAACTCGGGTTGTCATATGTGTTATAGGTCGAATCTAACGTCAACAACGCACCGGGTTGATAATCCGTCCCAACAATTTTATAAACACGAGCATAGGTATATCCTGTATTCACATTGCCCCACATGACAAAAATCCTGTCATCATCCAACTGGCAACATGCAATGTTACATGCGTAACTTGAATTGCTAGTTATCAATTCTGGAACTCCGCCATTAACCGCTTTTTTGCGCGATTTTGTGACCTCGCTTCCGTTGATAAATTCGACCAGATCCCCAGCATTCAGCGTTTCCCCAGCCGTTACAACGTACTGGCGTACCAGGGCGTCGATGACTTTTGCAGGACCGCCGACCCCTAATACCCCATGAGCCATAAGCACATCGTCGATACTCATGCCCATTTACGCCACCACCTTAGACGTAATAAGACCATCCGCATTATAAGAAATAGTCCAGGTCTTTGTAAGCACAATAGTTGTACCCGCAGCGTCATAGAATTGCCATGTGTTCGTTTGATAGTTACCATTCGCATCAGGGTTTGACAGCGTAGACTTTAAGTAAAGCGTACCATCAGGGCGTTTGAAGTCTACGACGGTAAATTTACCGTTTGCGTCTGGAGAGCTGGCGTACTGGCTTAATAGGGTCTTTTGTGCGTAGTTTTCTTCGGTTAAGATCGCCTTTCCGCCGAGGGTTCCGGTCTTGTCTGACTTCAGTTGCAAAACGGTTACTCCGTCCACTTTGAAGTCCATTCCAAAGTCTGCAGATGCGCTGGCATTCCATTGAATGAGAGAAGTAGCTGCCCTAGTAGTATCGAAGATCAGTTTGGCTACGCCCTTTCTTATGGTAATGTCACCGGTTACTTCTCCACCTGCTTTGTCGTATTTATCGGTATTTAATTGTTCAAGTGTTTTTACAGGAGCATCCCACCAATTTGCCTTACCTGTAATGGCTTTAATTCTATTGGCAAACCACGAGAGAATTTGCAATAGTTTTCCGGTGTTGCCCGTTGGAACTTGAGCAGGGTCTATTGTAATCGCGGATGTTGTCCCTATCACAAGGGAGCGTTTATCACTTGTGGTTATGACAGAACTTGCATCGGTAGCAAAGTACCAGAGCGAACATTTTGCATCTGCTGTTGCCTGAGAAGTGGTTTTTTTAATCGTTCCATCTGAGTCGAGATAGATGTACTGCCCTTGAGTAGCGTTTAATGACATACTGCCAGCAGCTACATCAAATTTCACTCCATTCACATACGCGGAACCAGCAGTATAGTTGGCCGTCAGCCCATTCGTCGTGAATGCCAGCCCCGAGATGACGGAGCTGCCCAGTATATTCTGAGCTAACCCTTCAACAAGTTGATGGGCTTTTTCAATTCCAGCTTCAATATTATTTGCCCGGGTGGCTGTAAACTTTGTCCCTTGCTGAACGACCTCTCCGGTACCTGGGTCCACGATATGATCGACCCACGTATTTTTTTGATAGCTCATGATGTTCCCACCTCCACTTTCACCTCAAATTCAAAGGCGATCAGCAGTCCGCTGTCGCCCTTCGTGATGCTTAATGGCTTTACCGCCAACGCATTGCCGCCACTGTCCACCAGTGATGCAGCCTGAATTTGTCCTTGGGATTGAAAGTCGTCCAGATAGATATATTTGGTGACTTTCATGCCGCTGATGCTTGTCTTAAAGATTGGATAGGTCTTCAGTTGCCCATCGACATTGATCAACGCATTCGCGACATGACTACTCAGATCGTCTCGCAGAAGCTCCAACAGCCGATTTTGAACAATTGCCAATGCTCTCACCCCCTATTCAGGAACAGAGTAGAACGTGTTGGTCAGAGGGTGGTCCACAGTATTCGTCCGGGCTGCTTCTCCCACCAATACGCTCTCTTTATAAATGCGGCCTTCCAGGTCATCCTCGGAATAAAACAGCCCGCAAATCGGATACTCAACCTCGAAGGAACGAGATGAAACTGACACCGTGATCGCTTCCGGCTTTGTCTTAGCCAAAACCGAGAAACTCAAATGCTTTGGCCGCATTTCGAAAACAGATTCAGCAAGCCGTTCATAATCGAGAAGATCGTCGATATCAACGACTACCTCGAAACGCTTCTCACGTCCATACTCCACAACAATTGCTTGCTTTGATTTCGTGAATTCCCCAGCTATCTTCTCCATTTCCTTTGGAGTGATAAGGGAGGTATATTCAGCCGAGACAAAACTCTTGCCCGTCGAGTCTCAATGGCAGTTCCCTCTGGCACCGGTTGAAGTTTTAATTGATTCTCCCATTCCGACAACCCCCACGTGGCAAGGGCTGGGTTCCCTTGCCTGATGACGTCCAGGGCAAAGTCAACACGGCGATCTGATTCACTCTCGATCGCCCCCAAAATACCATTGGTTATTATTGACTTCCTGTAATAAGGCGGAATGAGGAAAATGAGCCGCTGACTCATGCCATCACCTCAAGCGTCACGGAACCAAGAACAGGCACCTCATCGGGTCCGAAAGTGCTGTTCCCTGCCACTCCATTGATGGTCAACCCGCCATAGTCATCGACACCCTTAATCCCCAAGAGGAGAGCGCCTGCTTTTGTCCAAACGACTGGACGAATTGTTTCCTCGGCATCTGTCGATTCCAGAAGGTCCAACAGATACTCGGCCAGCGTAACCTGATAAGCGGTTGTCACGGTGGCGAGATCGAAATTCTTTGCCAGCTTGGTCTTGGCGTAGAAATTGAATGTTTTGGGCGTTGCAGCAACCACGAAAATTCCATCATCACCGGGACCAAGTGGACGATTCGCTTGGATATGTGCTCGAGCTGCTTCCACAATCGTCTCGTCCGGAGAGGTACCATTCTGTCCGAGCAGCACCACGCGGACGGTATTTGGACCATCGAGGTTTTCAAAAACCCGCGCGCCGGCAACCCCCGGCACCTCCAAAGCCCATTCAATGTAGTGAGCCGCATTCCCAGATGTCGCCCGGCGCCGCACCTTTTGCCAGTATCGGCTTCTAAGGTCTGGATCGGACTCGTCATCCGCGCCGCCTTCCAAATCTGCGAGAAGCTCAATCGTTTGTAATCCGTTAATGGTTTGAACAGGCAATAGCTTCGTTCCAGCCTTCAGATTACCTTTCTGGCCTGTTTCCTCTGCCTGCAGCAACCCCATTCCTACACCCGAACCATCCAGATTTATATCCTCTGGGACAACAAAAAACAGAGGGGTGGCTCCCTCTGTCATGAAACGAGATCCGGAAGAAATCTTATCTCCGGGAATTCCCGTCAGTTTTAATTGTGGTGTGGGGAGCCTAGCCTTTGTTGCCAGCTTACGTGTAATCCCCTGAGTGCTTACCGCAAGGTCAAGGTTCTCGCCCTCTGCATATTCCACCCAAAGCGCGTAATACAGCGCCAAAATAAATCGATATCCTTCGGCGTGTTCCATGGCGTCAACTTTGAGGAAGTCATACGGGATGCTCCCTTCCTCCACATTCATTGGCCCAGCGATAGACAGGTACTTTGCCACAAGCCTGTTAAAAATTTCGTCTTCGGTTGGAATTGTCATCATTCGATTATCACCTCCTGCGGGATCGCCCCCTGATCTGTGACAAGCAAATAGCCGATTTTCAGGCCAGCTCCAATCCATTCAAATGAGAAGCCCTCACATCGATCGATACCATACAGAAACTCCACTGCTTCCCGAACAAGGCGCTTCGCTTCCGCCTGTTTCCATTCCCGAGTACCTTCGCCCCTGATCAGCTCTTTTAATTCATGGCCGTAAGCGGAAGTGTAAATAGGGTAGGTGTAGCGATCCGTGCTCAGAGCCTTCTGTGCATTCTGCTGGAGAGCCTCTATCCCCTCGATAATGATCGATTTACCGTTCGGGTGTAAGAGAAATTCTCCCTGCTCAATGTCAAATGCGTAAGTACGTAGAGAGGGTTGCTGCTGCTCTTCTGTTGCTAGTGGTTGTTCAACCTGATCAATAATTTCAGGGAAAATGCTCATGGCCGCACCACCCTATCGATAATGTAATAACGCGAACCGACGGAAGCGACAAGGACCCTGTCTCCTTTTTTCAGGACATCCTCAAACTTCATCTCCACAAAGCTGTAAGTGAATTTTGTGAGCTCTGGTGAAGGTGAATCGTCATCGGTATCCAGTAGGTCCTTTTCCGTCTTGTCACCCAAATCACGCTCTTTCTGCTCTTCATGAATGATTGTGACGATCCGCGAATGCCTTGTAAGATGCTCTGCGATCATAAGAAAATCCTTACCGAATGGTTTGTTTATGCCATCGATAAGGATTGATAGGTTGGGGGGCGGGGTCTGGACGGTAGCCAGTTCAAGGCGCATTTCTTTCGGGATAGCATTTGCTTCTGACTTGTTCGGCCCTCCAAGCACATGGGCAAGTTTTTGAAACCCGTTCACGCACCGCTCACCTCCATTTGCAGTTGTATCTTCATTTCATGATAGCCTGGACGAATCGTATGACTATCTCCCCAAACTGTATAAATCCCGTTCAACTCCGTGATCTCCTCAAACACCTCGATCTTTGTACCGGCAATGATGTCATCGATGCCCAGCGAGCTGACGGAGGCTTCGTCCTTTACCTTGTTCAGGTTGCCCAGCTCCTGCTTTACAAGAGACGATGCTGTTCCCTTTTTCTCATCCTGGACCTCGATTACTTTGACCATTTTGCCGTATCGCTTTGCGTTGGTCTGATCCACCTGCTCGTGCAGAATCGCGCTGCTCTCGTTGTCGCTGCCAATCACCCTGACTGCCGTCCTCATTTCGCTGATCGAGCGTTTGCGGCTCGCATCGAGTAGGCTGGTGCCCTGACTGATCTTCCACTGCTTTGTCTGGCCCCTTTGGGTTCCCACGAACACCTTCCCTTGTTCAAGCCAACACCAGTAACGAATTCCGCTGCTGCGATACACCTGATTTAAGATGTCCACCACCGCATCCCAAAGGCTTTTTCGGATGACCTGTTTCTCAACGTATGGCATCGGACCGATTTGACCGATTGGGATGCCCACTTGCTGGAACATCCTTGTCAGCAGCGCATCGGATCTTTCCCCTGTCGTGACCTCGACCACGTCATTATTCAGAAGGTAAAAGCCGAGATCATACGCGACGGGATTGATATCTCCCTTTGATGATTTCCCGAGATCAACAATCATGCCGGCAAATAGAGAGCGAGGCGCACCAGTAAAATAGGAGATCAGCTCCATTAAGTCGCCTTCTTCAACATCAATCTTCGGCCAAAACTTATCCCGTCCCCTATTTGTTTTCACCGCCAATGTCCTCTTTGCTTCTTGCCGACTGCCCGACCATGTGGCTTCGGTGAAAGGAATTCGTTGAGCCGTTTTACCGGGCTTTTGAATGCGAATCTCGTATCGATAATTGGGCTGCATGGCGGACACCTCACTTCTTCAGCTTTGGCTTCCCGCGGGAAAGGTATTGGTCAACCAAGCTCTCTTTCTCTTTATCCTTTGTGGAAGATACCTTCGCTGAGCGAGTATCGGGGCGTATTTTCCCGCCATTCACTGTCTGGAAGGAAATATTCACGTTGGTGCTTTCCAACGTAATAAAGCGGTATTCCTTCAATGTCAGACTGAATTCTATGTCAAACCCATCCCACTCGTGAGAAAAGTCTCGTATGGTGGCCGGAGTGTTAATGGAGCTGCCGGTGACTGTAAAGCGGATCGGATAGCCTGAGTTCTTCCATCGTTTGATCGTCTCGACAAACTCCTCTGGGGAAGGGAATCCCTCATAGTCACAAATCCCAGGGTCATATGTTTCCGGCCAGATGGTAGAGAAAGAATACTCGTCCAGCTGCGGGTCGCCGATGATAGTCGCTTCCCCTACCGCGACCAGATCAATGTCGGTATAGGAGTGACCAATCTTCACGGATATCTTTGGCGGCAGGACAGGCAAGCGGAGCTTCTCAGCGTTATTGTTCCAGGTCAACCAGAACTCAAGATGTTTGGATTTCATCTCACCTACCCCCAATAGAAAAGACGCCCTACAATGTGTAGAGCGTCCTCCTGATTATTTGAATTTTACTGCGGTGCCGTAGCCAACCTGATCAGTCCAGTTTATTGCGTTTATCCTAACGTCATATCGGAATCCGAGAATTGCATCGGCGCCCATTTCCTTGGCTTTCTTTGCAAGTTCCTTGGCAATTACCTCGGGGTTAGGATCATGAGCCTTGATTATCGTTGCGGTCACCAGACCGATCGGTTCAAAAGGCTTGTCAATGGTTTCGATCGTGGTTATCAACATGTCTAGGGCCTGATCTACTGCTTCCTTTTTGCCCCCAAAAATACCCAAGCAAAACACCTCCCTATGTGTCTGGAGAAATATTCTACTTGATGGGAATAAAACCCTTCTACTCGAGTACAACCGTACCGATTCCAGCCAACACATGCTGTACCTTGTCGGCAAGAGTTTCCGCAATTTTCTCGGAAAGAGCATCCAGATCCTCTTTACTGTTTATGTTGGAGGTTTGTAATGAAACTTGAATAGTTGGTCGGAAATCAACATATGTTGAACCAGCATTTTGTTCCCCAACTGCTGTCTGAGCAACCCCTGTATTGGCGAGGGAAGGTGTATAGCTTGGCACCTTGCTAAATGAATCTTCCATAGCCGTCGCAAGGGAATCACCTGAAGCCTCAACACCGATCGCCATTGTCTCAGGAATAGCCATACCGCTGTCCGTGAGTCGGGAGAACGGCCCCAAATCTGCGTCCGAGTGGGGCAAGAATTGATCCGCCCATTCAAAAACGCTCGAGAGTGCGTCAGCAACTTTATCCTTCACAGACAATATACCATCGACAATCGTGGTGATAATTTTCTGTCCGCTCTCAAATAACCCGCTGATCCACCCTCCAAACCACCCGTCGATTGTTGTGAAGGCGTTCAAGAAGGTTGTCTTGATGGTCTCCCATGCCCCAGACCAGTCTCCCGTAATGAACTGAGTGAAGGCTGTAAAGATGCCTTTCCAGAAAGCGATCACGGTATTGAGATATGCTGATATACCTTCCCACACTGCAATTCCTGCGTTCTTTACCCATTCCCACCCAGCTACCAGATATGCGCTCACCATGTCCCAGTTCTCGTAAAGCCACCAGCCGACAGCAATCAATGCAATGACCGCTGCTATTACCAACAGGATCGGCCATAATGCACTTAGGGACGCCAATCCGAATCCACTCATGACACCAGTTAAAGTCGTGAACCCAGCTACCAAAGTGGGGTATATCCCCATCAATAATATTAAGGGGGCCACCAGTAAAGTTACCGCAGTAACAAGCATCAGAAATGAAACTGCAACTTTCGTGATAAAGGGATGTTCTTTGGTAAAATTGCCAATTCCTTTAGCGATCCAAGCAAGCGAACTTACAATCGGCTTTACTACATCCAGTACCGAATCACCAACTGGTTCGATGGCAAGCTGCATTTCGTTAGCCATAGCCTGCCACTCATTCGTGACCTGATCTGCAATTTCGCCAGTTTTTCCTGCAAAGTTTTCAAGTGGGCCAGCATTAAGCATGGCGTCCAAAGCTTGCCGTCCAACATCTTCATAGGGCCCCTTAAAAATGGCAGCCATTGCTTCGTCTTGAATTGCTTTGTCCTGAACAGAAGCTATTCCAGTCATGATTGCTGCAATAGCACTTTCAGCTTCTTTCCCACCTGCCTTAAGCTGATCAATCAACTTAAATAACTTATCTTTGCCAAATAGAGGCTCAAGCGCAGCAAGAGCTGACTCATCCAGGGCTTTATTCAGGTTTATACCAAAGCCTTCCTTGAATGCATCCCCGAGCTTGTCGAAGTTGAACGCTCCTGCCTTAGCCCCAGCCACAAACATTCCTAACATTCTTTCAGCACTAATTCCGGCTTCTTTGAACTGAGGGGAATATTCCCAAATGGTATCAAGCAAGTCATCGGCTTTGTCACCGACCCTTTGGTAGGCCGCCGTGATCATGTCCAACCCTTTAATCGGGTCTGTGGCCCATTGCCCCTGCATCATGTCGATTGCCTTAGCGATCCCATCCTGATCCAGCTTCCCAAACGATGCCTTTTCAAGAGCCTGAGCACCTTCAGCAACCTTTCCAATCTCTTCATCTGTTCCATCGAGCAACTGGCGCAGTCGACCATAGGCCTCCGCTGCCTCTAATGGGGTTTCCACGAAACCCGATGTAAACAAGTCCTTCACTGTTCCCGAAATGCTTGTCATCTCTTCATCTGTCGCCCCAACATTCGCTTGAAGAATTCCAAGCGCCTGATCCATGTTGTAGGCAGATACCGCTGCAGCTGACAAACCAGCCGTTACAACAGCTCCACCTGCAGCAGCAATACCTGCTACTTCCTCCATATGCCCGGCAGCCTGATCAACATACTCGAGCGATTCTGCCGCCTCATCCCCAGCCTTGGAAGCAGCGCGAAGTGCTCTTTCCAAACGAGTGATATTCTTTTCATCGACCGAATCCGCTTCGTGATCCACATCGGCTATTTCGCGGGCCAGCCTTGTCGCTTGGCGATGGGCGTCATCCATCGCATTATCCAGCTGGGTTATTCCAGCGTGGTCTATGCTATCCAACGCATTTTCCATATCGGTTGCTGCATTTTCAACATCGTCGAAAATGTCCAGAACATCACCAAGGTGCTTCAGAAGGGAGGAGAGCTGCTTGGACATCTTCTCTTGAAACGCAAGCGTTGTCGTTAAAGCCATTGTCTATCTCCCCCTTCCTCTTCGCCTGCGGCTTTTCATCCGCTCCATTTTCTTTGCCTGCTCGGATTTGCGCTCCATCTCCATGACGGTGGAAACGAGGACGAATTGCTTTTCCCGTTCAGGGAGACTCAGAATTTCCGAAGGCAGGCGGTTTTTTTCTTGCCAAATATAAGAATAGAGAGCCAGTTCCGGGCTCTCTTTAATTAGTTTTTTACCTCTTCCTCGGCCTCCTCATCGTCTGCAAAATCACTGATTGCAGCGATCTCTTCATACAACGAATCAATCTCTTTCGGTGAAGGGAAGATGCAAGGCACCACCTCGTGAGCGGCCAGTTTCCCATACTTAGCCAGTACCTGTTGGGAATCGATTCGGAAATTTGTGCGATCGGTATCGATGCCGGCAATGATGATTTCCGCCTTAAAGCGCAGATCATCAAATTCGACCTTCCGCTCTGCCTTGCTCTTTTTGCCGGAGACAGAAACCTTCAATGCTGCTTTGCGGGCTTTGTAGTACACGTCACCAGGTACAGCACGGATAGGGAGCTTCACGCCTTTCCGTTTCCACTCCCATTCCCCTTTTGCTTCGACCTGAGTGTTCATGCCCAAAAACTCTTCCATCGTAAGAAAATCGCTCATGTAAAACGCCTCCTTGTCTTATTGGGGTTAATCGATTGGATCGTAATCGTCCACAGTTCCTTCAAGCGATGTATCCTCGTCCAGCTCGCCGTGACTCCATTTTGCAATGGACAACGAGTCGGGAGAGAATCCGATAACCGCAACACGGTATTTACCGGCGATCGGGTCATCAAGCTCACCAATGAAGTTCACTTTCCCCTCAGGGTTTTTAGCGAGCTCCATAATGAGTTTCTGGACATTGGATGTCCGTTCAAATGTGGCCGTCATACTCACGGATGATGAAACGACACGGTGCCCCTTTCGCAGCTTACCAGCTCGCTTGCTTTCGGCCTTATCAAACTCCTCGGTCAATTCAAAACCAATGCATTCGGTCAATTCGTTCCCGTTCTGGTCGTAGAAATGGCCGTGGGTGCCGGAGTAGGTTTGTGCGTCCTTTGACATTATCAGTCACCTCATTTCGCTTTGTTGTAGGTGTAAATCTTCTCGAGTGCATCCTGATGACGGAAGCCAGCGATGAAGTGCCCTGCATTCCGTGCCGGCGTGTAGATCGGATCTAATCCGTGATATTCAGGGTCTTCGATGTATTCATAGTCAGCTGCAATTACCTCCAGCGCTGCAAGCGGACGGAATACTTCCCGCTTGATCATCTGGCAGAATGCAGCACGGCGCGCCGGACTGTTGCTGTTCGGCTGCTGGCGAACCCACTCTTTGCCCGCCTCCTCTTCCGCATACATGATCGAATGGAAGGTATCCACCACGCGGATTTTCCCGAAGTCCTTGGATTGATCGGGTCCCGGAGTGGTGAGTGTATTTACCGGCTCCTGAATGATTACCTTGCCATTGTCCATGTTGAGCATCAGCGTGCCGGACTGTACCAGTTCGATCAGATCAGTTTCGTCCCACTCTTTGGTGAGTGCTTCAAACTTGGTCACATAGAGGGCCATTGTGTAGTTAAGAGGCATAGCAGCCATAAGCGAGCCAATAAACACGGCTGTTTTGGCGCTTGGGTAGGTCTTGCCTCTCCACTTGAAGCCGCTACCGACGTTCACCACAACCATGTTGTTTGCATCAGTTGCTGCCTTTTTGATCGCCGCTTTGTCCTGATCACGGGTGGAATCTCCGCCGAAAACGAACTTGATGTAATTGCCCAGCACATTTTGCTGATCTGCCCAATCCTGAGCAGCTGCGTTCAATGCCACATCGGAGATCCCCAATGTGAACACGCCAAACTTCCCTTTTTGGGTAGCCAGGGCGTTTTGATAGGCGGTATATTTGGTGGCTTCCACACTCTTCCCGCTGTCTCCGCCGGTTAAATTCGTCCCCGCGGTGGAATCGGGCAGCTGATCTGCCAGTTTGGTCAGAACGATGTAATCGCTGAAAGCATACGCAGCGACCAGCTCATCCACTGTGCCGCCTGTCTGGCTGTCAACCAGTTCAGCGTCTTTATAAACCAACAAATCGCGCTTGGTATTGTCCAACAGGTTGGGCTGAACAACAACTTTCAGGCTATTGCCAAGCGTGCCTTTAAACTTGGCCTCGATTTTCAGGACGTCAGTCGCACCGCTTTTCAACGTAGCACTCGCAACCTTCGCGCTTTCTCCCGCCACACGATAAAGCAGCACCTCAGTTGGCTGCGGGTCTGCCGCCCATACCAAGTTGAAGTCATCGACCTGGCCGAATTTCTTCTCTGCGGCCGTTTTATTTCGTACGGTGATAAACTCTCCGATCGGTCCCCAATCAGCAACGATTGGCAGCGCGAATTTTCCGCGCAACCCGGCTGTGGTCTGCTCCTCAATAAACGATTTGAGGAAAGAGTAGGCACCGGAAAGCACCTTCTCTTCCCCCGGTTGGTATTTACCAGACATCTATTCCACCGTCCTTTCCTTGAACTGCTTTACAAACTCTTCCGCCTCCTCGACGGTCATCTCGTCAGGGGCATCAAAAAAGGCAGCGATTGCTTCCGTCCGATTCAAGCCGAACTTCTGCTCTGCCACCTTCATGATTTGTTCCTTCGCGTATTTCACTGCTTGTTGGTCGCCATCTTGATCGGCGCCTGTTCTACGTGCCACTTGGTTTCCCTCCTTTCTTCAAGGTAGGATCATATCGGTTATGAATCACTTCCAGCGGGTCGTATTCGATCGGCGTGTACGGGATATAAACCAGATATTTCAGCTCCATCGATTGATCGAGGCCGTCCGGTTTGCTAAAAGTCAGCCGACACTCCCTGATGAATCCAACCTGCTGGCGATCCGTATCGTAAAGCGGAAGAATCCAACGTCGATCAGCAAGGTCTTGCCTCACTCGTTGCACAATATCCTTCCGTTGGCCGACATCCTTAGCCAGAAATACCGCATTCAGCGTGACTCTTTCACGGTATGCATCGGGCCTTCTTGGATCCGGAACTCGCATAGGCTCTTCCACAAACCATGCTGGCCGTGTAAAGTCCTTGGGCTTCGGCAGTTCCTCTGCTCCGATGTTGGTCAAGGAATACAGCCAGTGCCGAATGGAAAGTACATCATCAGCCATCGGGGAACAACCTCCTTGCCAACTCGTCGAGCTCTTCTTGCACCAGTTCATCCATGATGGATTCAACCTCGGCTTCCGAACGAGCCAAATAGTGAACTCCGGGAATGCGTTTGCCCGTTAAGATCATGCCGTAATCCCAGATGTTCGGGTTCTTGCCTGCCGCCTGATCATAAAGAAACTGCACATAGGCTTTCGGGTCGTAGATGAATTTTTCGTCATCCCAATGCCCGGGCACGAATTGCCCCTTCCGCTGTGTGAAGCCTTCCTCCACATATCGGGCGTATTCAAGATGTGTCCCGACAGTGATTTCCGCTTTCGTCCCCCGAAGAATCAGGTCGAAGATGTTATCTGGATTCCCGATCATAAGCGATTCACGGAGGACACCGTCCCGAACTGGTGCACGATCCTGGGCACCCCTTAGAACTTGAAACCCTGCCTTTCTGGCTACCCGATCCATAGCAGCTTCGACTTCCCGTTTGCTCTGCTTTTTCAGGCGTCGATACTGGCGCTCCAAGTCCTTTTTGTTGACGGTAGCCATTAGATTTCAGGCTCCTCTCCCGTTGCTGCATCGATCAGGCTGACCACAACCTCGTAGTGATGCAGGCCAGCAGCTCCGTAAACGGGATAAGGCAATCCGACTTGATAGACAAGCCCGGAAAACTCAGGCTGTTCAAGTTGAATTCGCATGCCTGCTTTCATCCCGCCATGAAGGGTATGCAGAAGGAAGTCCTGAGACGTTGCCATGCCGCCCTGTAAGCTGCTGAATGCGACCGGGGGAACCAGATACCCTGCAAGGAACGTTCTGGGCTACTGTGCGCCATTCTGAGCGGTCTTTTCCTCCGGTGAAGGGGTCAGTCTCCCCCCCGACATCCAGAAGGGTAAATGAGTGGCACAGAAGCCGTTTGTATTCGCTCAAATCATCCACAGCTTCTGCCCCCGTTTCTTACTGTATTTCAAGAGAATATCCTGCACCTTCGGATCGTTTGACGAGTAGGATATTGACTCCTGATAGTCCCCTTGTTTCACGCTGGTTACACGCTTTTCCTGCGCCATATCCTTCGCAACCATTGCCGTAGCCAATCGCAATTCGTCAGGCACCGGGTCAGGAAGATTCACCTGACCCAGCACATAGATGTTTGCATTCAGAACAACGGAGCTCAGCTTGTCAGGCGATAAAGAAGCCAGTTCAGGAAAATGAGCCAGCAGCTGCTCGTTACTGAGGATTGTCATCGGTCGTCACAGCCTGACTGCCGCCTTCGTCATCCCCGGATGGGTCATCCACAATCTTGTATTCATGCTGGGAGTAGATGACCTCATATGCCTTGCGACTTACTTTCAGTTTTTCTTTACCCTTGCTGATCACAAGGATGTCATTTGGCTTTTTCATTGTGGGGCAACTCCTTTCTCACTGAATTGATTAACCTACGAAGCCGGCAGGACGCAGCACGCCAAATGCAGCTTCCTTGACTACCAGGAATGCCACTTGGAACGTGGCTTTCAGCGCAACCATGTCCTGTTCAGCAAGAGAAAGAGGCATACCATCTGCAGCATTGACGCTTTGCAAGGTAGCCTCTTTCAGGATTTCGTATTCGATTTGTTGCAGAATGCCGACCTTGGACTTTTTGTAATCGCCGGCAATGAGATCCGCTTTAGTTTTGTCCCATGCTCCATTGCGGCAGTATTCGATCGGCAGAGCGTACAGGGAATCTTCAGCAACCCCTTCGCGGACGGAAGTCAGATAGAGCGGATCGCCCTGGCTATTTTTCAGACCGCGCAGAGAAGATTTCAAGCCAAAGTGGGCAGCAAATGCGCGTGGCTCTTGATCATCAGCTTCAATCAAGGCCATAACGCTGTTCACATCATCAGCAAGGTTTTGTCCTGCTACCGATCCGCGGGTAAAGGTGTTGCCGGAGTTGACCGCAGCAGTCAGGATGTTGGTTGCAAACGGCGATTCCGTACCGATGAAGGCAGCTGCATCCAACTTGGTGTAGAACGCTTCGGCGATGTAGGGCTTCAGCTCCTCAAAAACGTCAATGCGCGGGCGGTTGAGTGCTTCCTTCGACATCGGAATGATGACACCCAATTTTTTCGCCTGCAGCGTTACCTGTGCCCAGGTCGCTTTGGATGTTTTGATTCGCTCTCCTTCACCGACCCAGTAAGCACCTGGGCCATCGAGCAGGACGGGAATCTTCTTTGTGGCCGTGGTCATTGGTTCCAAATCCGCCAGTTTCATGATCGCGGAACCGCGAACCACGTCCTTGACGATATCCGTTGCGGTTTCGTCTGGAATCAAGCCGGTCAGCTCCGTGCTGAGGGTAGCGCCTTCTGCAAATTTTTGAATGTCAAACGAAAAGGCCGCGGCCATAGCCATTACAGGCATTACGCTCATTTGTTTTTTCATCATGGTAAGGTTCCTCCTTAGATACGCTGCATTTTTCGCAGGTCAGTAATGTTTGGAATCGATGTTTTTTGTTGCGTTGATGGTTTGGCCTGTGGCGTGGTGCCCCGCGGCGTACCATCTGATTTGAGCCATGGTTTCGACGTGATCAACTCGGACACATGCTTGTCGATGTTCTTGATCTTTCCGCCGTCGGTGACTTCGACTTTGGTCAGGTCAGCCAACCGAATCGCATCAGCCAGTTTGTCAGGATCGACGCCTTGTTTAATGGCTTCAACGATAAAGGCATTTTCAATGCGGAGGGATTGAATGGTACCGTTGGCATTCTTCAGGTCGGTTTCCCGCTCTGCCAGCTTTTGCTCCGCCGTCTTTTGAGCTTCCTGCTGCTGTTTATGGGCATCAACAATCCCTTTCAGATCATCCGCTTTCTCAATGCCCAAGCCTTTCAGGAAATCGCTGACTGCTCCTTGCAGAGCGGAATCGTATTCCTCTTTTGAGGAAAAGGCTACCGCAGGTTTACTGCCTTCCCCTCCCTTATCGCCTCCTGCAGCAGCTTGACCGCCTCCTCCATTGGAACCAGCAGCTGCTCCGGTACCACCACCACCATTGTTCCCGGCCTGTCCACCTTGACCACCTCCATTCCCGCCGTCACCGCCGCCGGCAGCACCACCTCCTTCGTTGAATCGTTGAAATTTAAAGCTCCATTGTCTCTTTTTCATGTTCACTTTCTCCTTCCTCTGATTGAATTTCCAAAGAAACATATTCGGGATATTGCTGTGCAACAGCTTGGATACCCAACAATGCTGTCTGCATGATGGTGGAGATTGCAGCACAGACTATGTCCTTCCCATGCTCTGCATAACCCGCATGGCCTTCAGCATGAATCTTCATTTCGCCATTATCCAGGTACGCCTTGATCTTGATCACATCGATGCCCCCTCCCTTCCATGCAACAAAAAAACACCTGCTAAATAGGTGCGTTTAGGTTGCTATGCCTTTTGCTTTTGCCCATTCCTCGTAGTTGCGAGCTGACGTATAGCCGCGCTCTTCCTTGCCGATGCGATAGGATCGTTCACGCTGCAGTTTATCGAGCACAGCCGACTTGATGACAGGTCTCCAATACGATCGGCAATTTGGATGATTGGGGATGCGCTCGCCCTCGCGTCCGGGATTCTCTGGCGTGTCGTAATCAAGCGGATATCTTTTCCCGTCAGCCTTTCGACATTGGGAAGAAGTCCGCTTATCCAGTGTGGCACAAAATTCTTTCTCGCCAATGATGTCTGAATTCGCTTGATAGGCGGTGGACTGCCCCTGTGCTGCCGCTCTGTTCAACTCGGTTCGTGCCAGCCGGAGAGCGTTTGACCAGCTCTCTGATGTCCGCAACGTGATTTCTTTGGCTGCCCGGGTAACCCCCATCCCTGAACTGCAGCTTGTGTGATAACATCTTCCATCGATGCCGCCAATAAATCAGTGCGCAATCGAATCCTTTTCGAGAAGTTCCTACCCTCCCACGGCTTTTCGATGGCTGCAAGGATCATTTGCGAGTTCACTTGCGGAAGCACCACACCGATTTCAAAATCTTGTTCAAGAAAATACAGGTGGTGGTAAACGCTTCGCTTGTATTCTTCCCCCCACACGATGCGCAGTTGCTGTTCCTCTTCGTCACGGAGGCTGTACAGTATGGTGCGAATGCTGTCTATGATTTGATCCAGCCGCGAAGCATTGTAAATCAAAGAGACGAGATCCTGACCGCTTTCGTTATAACGGGCATACAAGTCCGTAATCTCCTTGACGATACTAGTGTTCGCTTTTCCAAATAGCTTCTTGAGCCGCATGCCATGCTTAGCGATCCGTGCTTCTAGCTCCTCTTGGTAGCGTTCCTCCCTGCTCATGCAGCATCACCCGGCGGTTCATTCCCGCCATCATCATTTTCGGAGCCGCCATCGTCAGGATTATCCGCTTCATCAACGGTCATAGGATCAAGCAAAGCCATCCGACGCTTGGACTCCTCTTCCTGTTCCGCCAGAACCTTGTCATGGGAAGCTTTCGGATCATCAATGAATGGCAGGAGTGCCAACCGCTCTTCATGAGACACCTGACCGACAAGCTTGGTCACAATATCTACCATCTCTACTAGATTGACAGGTATGTTTTTGCTGAACCGGATATCGATGTCTTGATAGTCCCATTGTTTCTTGTACTTTGCATTCAGCATGCCCGTCAGGATACGAATTCGGTTTCTGAACCCTTTTCCGTATTGACGCATCTTCAGACCAGCTTTGATATCGGCATGGTAGAAGATTATCTTCAATGCAATGCCAGATGGTGCGGTGCCTACTTGATCAGGCCGCAGATGCGGCGTTCCCGATTGATCGAGAAGGGATTCAATCAGCCGGTTGATGGTGTTTTCCTCGTGGGTATCTTGAAGGTCCCACGTGATTGGCACCGCTTTACCTCCGATGAGGATTTGAGAGGTTGCCCACATTTTCGCAAGATACTGCTTTTTCCTCTCCGTGTCGGTGATCAGATTTCCCTCTTCGTCATAAAGCAGTAACTCGTCCAAATCGAGATCTTCAAACAGCACCTTCGGATTTTTGAAGTATTCCTGGACGTTCACCTTTCCGGTTACCGCTTTATTTATCGCATCCATGAGGTTTTTCAGATCAGCCAGATCACCCATACCTTCAATCATTCCATCGTCTCGGTATTGCTGGTGTTTACGCCTGCGGTTCACGTAATGTGTCCAGGGTACAACTGGTTTCTGCTGGAGCTTGCCGTCTTGGTCCTTGGCTAATACAGTCACCTTATGTGCGACCGGATTGACCTCTCTACTCGTATCCAGTACGAGCGCGGCGCCCTCCTGCCGAAGATAGGTAATTTCGTTTTCGTCGTACACCTCGACGACCAGCGATTTTTCATTCCGCCGCATGTCGGTCAGATAATAATAGCGGATGACAGCGATCAGCTTGGCCTTCACTGTTGTGTCATAAACAGCAATACACTCGTCCGCTTTGAACTCCGTCATGCAAATCTGGCCGTCTTCGTCAAAATAATAGTATTCAAAGACCTCTCCATCGATAGAGCCATCCTCTATCAATTCATAGGACAAACTCTCTTCATCGTTGTCTACTAGAACCGCCTGCAGCTTTTCCGTAAATTCATCCATGCCATCTTCTTCGACGTTGGCCGTATAACGGATTGGATTGCTGGCGATGTAGGCAGTCCCAAAGTCGATGATCTTGCGGGCGAAGTTTACCACGATTCGGTTATTTGGCTTGCCCTTTTCCTCTGGTTGCTTCAGGATGTCATGATCACCATCCACGTACTTCCGCATCAGGGCGTAGTCCTTTTGCTTGTGTTTGGAAATCAGATCGGATACCCAGCGCCAAGTATTGTTGGCTTTGTTCTCCTCGTAAAACTGCTCAAGCAGCGTTGTTTGCACGCTTTTTCACCCCCTTTACGCCGCATCATCGGCAACTTTCCACGGAATCACTTTGAACCGGGCTATCAGTAACTGATGGAATGTCTTGCTGTTCCAAACAAGGTACCGCAGCGCGTCCATAGAGTGATCATTTTCCTTGAGCGGAATCTCCGCTTTTTCTCCGGAAGCTCCTTCTGGATACCGATAGTTTGTCAGCTCCTGAATCACATCTTTCAGGTGATCGCTGATAAAGATGTTTGGCCGTCCGTTGTCCGTTTTCACTGTAAACAGGGATGCAACGGCACGGATACCAGGCTTCAGATGCTTCTTGGCCGCTTTAGCAGGCAGGCCGTTCGTCTGATAGGTCTTGATGTTACTCGGGTCCTCCTCGTCACACCAAAACAATCTGATCTTCCACTTTTTCATCAGCTCTTTATCCTGAGCAACCCAGCAATTCGGATCACCCGGAATGAGGATTTCCATCTGACGCTTATAGATGGCATCGACGATCCACAGTTCCCCGTTGGCTGTCATGGCACCAACCAATGTCACACCGGGATTTGTAAAGCCCCAGTCCTTACCGGCCTCAACCAAAACAAAGTCGCCGTTTTCAAACTTCTGTCGGCAGAGGGATTGCGGGACAACGTGAACAGAGCGGTCAAATTCTTCATACACCTGCCCAAAAAACACATCGAACCGGGCAAAAATCTCCCGGTCAACATATCGCTTCGGCATGGTCTCGATCATGCGCTGTATATTCCTCTGCAGCTCAGGCAGTGGATTATCCTTGCTGGTCCAGTAGAAGTTTCGCCACTCTGGATCGTTACGGTACTCTTCCAAATGCCCTCCAGCTGGCGTGTGTTGGCCGTTCAAGACGATTTCATGATAGAACCAGTTCATTCCCTCAGGCGTGGTCGTCCAAACGCTCCAGCCGCCTTTATCAGCGAGAGCATAGGAAAGATAACCACTCCATGTATCGGCCTTCATTTTCGATGCCTCATCCAGCCACACCCCACTCAACCCTTTACCAACGAGCGTTTTCGGCCTGTCAGCGGACTTGAACTGAATGAGAATGTACCCTTTCAGCCAGATACGGTTTTTCGAAGCGTCCCAGTTTTCAATCATCTCTTCTGGGATAACTGCTGCCAATTCTTCCTGCTGAATTTCCGACATGGAGTAGGTCGGCGATACGCACCAGTATTCCAGCCGCGGCTTCGGCTTTTTCATGACCTTCAAGTTTCGCGGGGGCTTATACGGCAGGCCCTTTCCTGCCTCAATGTCGGCCAGGATGTTATCGAAGAATTTGCGGGCCCCTACGTTGGTTTTGCCACCGCGGCGACCGCAGTTCATGACCACATTTCGAGCGTCGCACTCCATGACTTCAATCTGTTTTGCATGAGGAGTCCAATCCGTGAAAGGATCAAGCATTAGGCTTGTCACGTGACCACCTCCGCACGATGATTTCCTTCTCAGGACCACCGCCATTGTTGACCAATTGCGCCTTCAACTGAATGGCCTCAATTTTTTGTCCTGGACGCGGGTCAGAGCTTCTTCCAAAGCGAGAATATCCTCAATTGCTCGGTACTCGGTCTCCTCAATCTCCGTTGTAACCAGCTCGTCGCGGGAACGGATGAAGGTTTTCGTTTCCCCCGATTTCTCGTCATGAACTTGCACCGGCTCTTTGATGGTCAATCTCTCCTGCAGGACTCGCCGTTGCTTCTCTGTTAACCCTTCCGTCAGCTTGCGAATCCGCAACATCATTTCCCGTTCACGCCAAGCCAGCAAACGAATTTCATCATCTGCTTGGCTGACAGGATCGAGGTCGATGCGATCAAGCACTTCCGCCTGCTCAGGAGTCAGAGCGTCCATCCAGATTGATTGATGTTCCCCTGTCCTCACCGCATTGGTGTTTCGTGGCGGAGCCCCGCCGTTGTTTCCGACAGCGTTTTTGTTCCCGGGTGGAGCGCCCCCGCCGTTGCCTGCGGCGTTCTTGTTTCCTTTCGGCGCACCCCGTTTTTTTGTTGTACAACTTTCATCGGGCGATTGTTGTACAACATTCCATTTGTCGCGCTGCTTCCAAACAGCAATGACCTTTTCATTCTCTCCAAGCATTTCCGCGATCTGGCGATTTGTTATGTCTCCGTTGTGTTCAAGCCATATCTTGTATGCTTTATCACGATTGGGATTTCTCTCCCTCGGCATTACATCTCACCCCACCTCCGGACTAGGTTTTGTGTTGTGTTGTTTTTCAGCGCCAGCAAGCCGGAAAAAGTTTCTACCGGATTGATCATAGAGACAGGAATCTTTCGTATGTCCATGCTTTTCTGCTCCTTCTGGCAATAGTAGTAAGAATAAAGAATATTGCCAGCCCGAAAACGGTTGAACGCCTTGATAGGCAAGGGCTGACATCGTTTTTTTGAGCGCTACGAAGTGACTACTTTTCATGCGGAAAAGTATACGTTTTGTATCACTGCCAAAATCTACGGTCGTGCTTAGAGCGACACGGCTTCATGGCCTGTCTGCTTCCGGCGACCCCCTATTCGGAATTCGGGTCTTCCCCGGCCTCCGTGATCTCCTGTCTGAATAGCTGCAGGAGAGATGTTTCCGCTGCCTTCCCGTTAAGGGAGAACAGCGGGTTGATTGCCAGTGCCGTCCTGCCGTCAGTTTCAACGCGCCGGAGAATCCGCTGCTCGATGAATGACTTGACGATCTTTCGTGCCTGCGGATAGGAGCAGTCGGCAACTCGGGCGAGGTCCTTGACGGTGAGCGGTATGCCTTTCTGACCGCGCTCATTGTCTCCCTCAAGAAGATTCGTCCCCTCGCTGGCATAAGGGATGATCTTCAGCAAAAACCAGCCTCAGCGAGTGACAGCTTCCTGAGCCGTCGCTTTGCCTTCTGGCTGGCTTTGATCTTCACGAATTTTGCACTGCGCCCTGCTGGACGGAAAACCTTGACGATCTCATCCGGGCGCCGGAGGATTTGCTCCTCATAGAAAACTTCACCGGTTTCTGGGTCAACGAATTGACGCACTACATGATCACCACCACCTGCCATAATTACTCATAAAAAAGGGAGTCACGACTCCTGCCGCACTCCCTTTAGTCTTTTGCCTATACAACTGTAATTCCCGCCTGATGAAGATATTCATCAAAGCTGTAACCGTGAATAGAATTTACGATTTTACCAAGCTTATACTGTTCCTCTGTGATAGTCATGCCGTCCAACTTAGGATAAGGGATATAGGAGCGGTGGCCATCAACAGCAACTGTAAAAAACTGCTCAATAATGCTGTCATTGAACTGCAAGAAGTACATTTTTCTTCTTGCATTCTTATCAGGGAATTTTCTTGCCCAATCCTCGTAAAAACCGTCATCCCCTACTGGTTCAGAACGATCTGATAGAATTGAGATTCTGATATCCCCTTTATAAACAAACTTACCTAGGTCGTCGTCGTAAAGCCAGTCCTCTTCATCGGAATTGGTAATCAACGACTTAAAATCATCATATCTCACAGACATTTCACCTCCTCTTGTCATTCTTCGACATTTAGGAGGATTTTCCTGTAACTTTTTTACTATTTCCCCACTTACTTCGGTAGGGGAGCTCCGCCGCGAGCCGATCCTTATGCCTGTTGCGGTCACAGACTGTAGGAGGTGGTGCAGCTGGGCCTGCAAGCCCGAACCAGCAAGTTTGCCCCTTACTTGCTGCTTATGACACGTCCACTGCACTCTTAGGGAGGATCGGCGTATCGAATATGAGAGGTACTGGACAAGGGGCGAGGGGCCGGAGCCGTAGGTCTCGCATGTAATCCCTTGTCCGGTATATCCCAGATGTATATTGTCGCTCTCAGCGTTCACCCAGGCAGATGGGAGTCATGTGAATCGTGATCGCGACGGACACAGACACAAAGATCAAACAGAAATCTTGTTCCTCCGTAGCGCCCGCCGCACCTAACACCCCAATCAGGAATGTGCATGCTCTCATCGTCATGCGCGCATATAGGACTCCAGCTGCTCTGCCTGGTTGACTGCAGCCATCATCATCCCTACGTTTCGCCCCGAGTACCGTTTTGATAAGGGAGCGATACGGTATCTCCCAAGAGCAAAGCTCTTATCTCAAGGGTACCGATCCGGCCAAATAAAAACGTCCAGCATTTTGTCCTCGTTTTTTTCCATATTTTTCTCCGGGTTTTGTCCTACTTTTTGTCGGACTTTTTTTCGAGATATGAAAAAACGGCACTCAAATGATCCTGAGTGCCGTCGCAAGCTGGAATATCGCCTCTCGCTTTTTGATATAGTATTGGTCTTTCGTCAGTCCCAAGTCCAGGTATACGTTAATGTCGTTCACTCTGGCCGGGCTGAGATACTTCTCCTCGATGATCTTCCTCTCTATTTCATCCAGCGAATATTGGAGTGCCCGCTCGATCTGTCTCGCTTTCAGGTCGTTTTTTGTTTCTGACTGATGCAACCGTGGAAACAGCTGATCAATCCCCTTCTCGGTCTGCTCTTGTTTGTTTTGTACGGCGACACGGAGGGCTTTGTATGCCTTCAGCTCTTTTACAACAGCTTTACGGACCTCTCTTTCGTTCACTGGTTGCAGAAAGGATAATTGCTCTGGAGCGCTCATCTCCCATTCCCCCTTGTCCGGTTCCAATGGTATAATTTTCTTGGCCGAAATACCTTGGGCTCCCGGAAAAGGGGGCTATTTTTTATCAGCGTCTTTTGGTGTTTATCACTTATCAATCGCTTTATATGAGCAACCAGCCGATGCTGGGCTGAAAATCACAACCGCGTTTGGAAAAGGTGCCATATTGTCAGCTCCAACAAACTTCATACGACCTCGTACCAGTCTGATCTCACCCTTCATGCAGTAGTCATGCCACCACTTCACGTCAGTCCGAGCTGGTAGCAAGCACACAACAGTCGCTCCTTGCTTGGCAGACTCGTAGGCTTTCTTGACCCATTTACCGATCTCTCTGCCGTATGGTGGGTTCATCCAACAAACACCTGTCCACTCTTGCTTCAAACCGTCCTCATCTGGTGTGAAGTACCTCTCACACTTCGCATTTGTTGGCAAGGCGCACACATCCAACTGAAAGCCAAACTCCTTGTTGAGCTTTTCGAAAAAATCTTGCGGAGTTTCCCACTCCTCACGTTCAGATGTGAACATCGCCTTGTTGATGATATTGTCGGATGTTTTTATCACTGCTCTTCTCACCCTTACCGTTTTGTTAAGTGCATCTCCTCGGCTGCCTTCATGCCCGCGTTGCAGATCGCTTCGCACTCCGTTTTTCCTTCCTCATCGATTGCAAAATAACTGTGACCGTCGTATCCTGCGTGGCACTCCCAGAGCTCTGTTTCATCGTTGTAGACAATGCCCGCGTTCCTGTATGTCTCTTTCAGTTTGGTGAGCAATTGCCACGCATCGGCTATGTTTTGGAGTGGGTTCCAGTTTGCCACCTGAACACCAACCATGTAGTCTGGATTATCTGCCATCACATAAGCGATCCCGTCGACTTTCCACCCCATCACCTTAGTTGCCAGCGTTTCAATGATCTGCTGCTCGGTCATGTAGATTCCTCCTCATTGCACATGGTGTAGTGCTCGAAAAAATCATCTGCATCATCGAATTCTTCTAAGCATTTCGGGCAAATGTGCATCCTGTTTGCCTCCCTAACTAAAGCGTTAAATTATGGTTGGTTCTACGCTTTCCTTCCACTGCGATCTTTCTGATGATTTCCCAAAACTCATTGACCGTTAGTTGTTCGTAAGCATCAGCTACTTCTTCTGGCACTGTTTCATAAGACTCGGTAATCTCACCGATACGTTCCACAAAGGAAGCCTTGCAATTGAGATTGCTTTCTTCAAGTAGGTACTCCAATACTACCTTTGATGGTCTGCTCACGTAAAAACACCTCCCAGAAGAATAAGATCTGTTAATACTATGTCTCATTCTGATTTTCGCGTTATCACAATACACATTTTGTTAATCATCAAAATATTCCGGGATGTACTGTTTGCATAATTCTAAGATCCTTTCAACATCATGCTGATAACGTGTGTTTCTACTCAAGATTCGAATGGTTCTAATAAGGGCGACAATACTTGCATGGTCACGTACCATGCTGTTCTTGGGATGAGCTAATCCTTTCAACTCCCATACTAAATCGAATATTTCTTCAGCCTTTCCCAAAGTCGTCCCCCCCTTGTCACAATGAGCATTTTGTTAAACAGCCTCGTATTCGGCCTCTTCCTCATCGAACACATCAAACGGTGTGATTCGACTCTCATCCCGGATATATGTCGTCCACTTGCTGCCACAATCACATTCCATGTGAGCGATGATGGACCAAGGGCATTTCCTTTTCAGGTCAACTCGCCGTACCTCACGACCTTGTTCCCCGCAGCATTTGCAATCAAACTCATGGAATTTTCTCATCCAGTCCACCTCACTCGCATAAGCCGTACGCGCTGGAGCATGCTGGCACATCTTCAAACTCGATTGCCTTAACAAGATCAAGCTGCCTACCGCCATGAGTAGTCTTAGACCATTCAACTACTCCGTGTATGTTGCTCCAACTACCAGCTCCATCTGGAGAAAAGAAGAAAGTTGCAGCTCCTCTCTTCGCAGCCATACCAACTAGTTGCTCCCACTCAGCCACGCGTGCGATCTCTTTCGGGAACCTGCGTGCTATCTCGAACAGTTCGCCTTTGTTGCAGTTAATGCATGGCATGCACCCAACGCGCCCCATTCCGAGCTTGTACAACGGGTTTGGTTCAATTCTGTGTCGTCGGTGCATTTCGAATACTTCTTCTGCTGTCCAACTGATCAAGGGCCGATAAACCGAGAACCCTTCGCCATCTTCGCGCTCTGGTAAATTTGCCCGCGCCAAGCTCTCTTCCGCTCGTACACCCTGCCAGCTTATGATGTCACAACCTTCGATCAGCAAAGGCTCATATACTTGCTCTTGGATAACCTCGACCTTGAGGAATTGGGTGCAGAATCTGGCTTTTGTAGAAGGAAACCGCCCTTTCCAAAGGCAGAGGTCGAGAAATGGAATGCCAGTCGGGTGTAATACCGCCAATGCTCGTTGGACTACTTCTCTTGCATTCGATTCACTCATACCACTTGATACAAGCTTTTCAGGCCAGTGCTCCTGTACATACTGTCGTCTCTTTGCGATACGTTTGGTAAAGTCTGCTTTCACTCGTTTGATCGGTCCGAGTTGTTGTTCCAGATAGTTCAGGTATTCGTATGTCAACTGTCACCAGTTGCCTCGGCTTTACCACTTTGAGGCTCTGCTTTGTCTTTCCCTTGTCTCCACTCATTCCATTTCATTGCAAGTGGCGCAACACGCTTCCGATACTCATCGACCATCTCGACAATCTTCCCGCTGGAGATACCAAGCTCACTTGCCATCTTCATGTAGGTTCCGCCATCGTATTTACGCTTGATGATGCTTTGGAAGTCATATGGCAGGTCTTCATAGCTAGGTGACATACCGCTGGTAATAAAGTCATCAATAACTTCCAATTCGGCCTGCTCTGTTTGTTCTTTGGTAGGTACCTTTTCTGGGGGCAGGCCCAGTTCTGCTTCAATTTGTTCCCCTTGTGGCTTAACTTCCGAAACAACGCCCTTATCATCCACTTTGTACGTTTTCAGGGGCTCATTTGTCTTCGCATTAATCGTGACGTTGTAGTTAACAATCAGGGATTCCATCGACACGTCAACCTTGCAATCGATCATCTCGGAGAGGCTGTCGAGCTTTCCGTCCAGGCCGTTATCCGATACCTCCAACACGATTTCTTTCTTGCCACCCGGTTTCAAATTCACTTTCTTGACAACAGATTTGAAATCAATGTACGGCATTCTATATTCCTCCCATATTTGGAATGGTGAGGGGGGACAGCTCATCTTCCACACCCTCCCTTGGTATTAGATTTCTTGAATGCTGATCTCGACCCGCGGCCGATCGCTGTACCATTTGCCAACCATTACCTCAACCACCTGCGAATCGTCCTTCCAGATGATATTTTTAAGAGCGTCCTTTACTCCCTTAAGATAGTTGTCAGCGTCCGGTTTGGATGTGGGGCGTATTCCTCCGGCTTCCGCTAAAGATGCCTTTTTCTTGCTGAAGGATTTCGGAATTGGACGGTATACCTTCACCTGTAGTCGCAATGGTCCTTCGACAAGCTTATCCGGTGCATATTCGCTTGCTACCAGTTTCACGAAATCTTTGTAATCACGTGACTTCTGCGGGTCGTACATTCGGATATGACCAGCAATATTTGCTGCGCGCGGCCGTCCCTGAGCAACTGGTTCGCCGTAAACCGTAAATCGAATTAACTGCTTATCAAGTGTCTGCATCATACCCCTCCTCACGCCGGAGTCCGATTGCGCTGCAGTTCAAAACGTCCCCATTCATCCTGCAATTCGGCTAACGTGGCTTCTTCCACCGGTTTGCCGCATGCCTCTGTAATGCCGTGTTTGATCAGATTGGCAAGCAGCACTTCACGTAGTAAGTTCATGCGTCATCTCCCCTATCTCCATGTTCTGTCCTTTTCATCATCATCTGCCGGCTTGTCTGCAGGTGTTGGCCTATCGTATCGGTGATCGATGCTGACGAACTTGTTATGCTCTTTCAGGAATGCGAGCTCCACCGTTCCGGTCGGGCCATTCCGTTGCTTGGCAATGATGACCTCGACGACGTTCTTGTTGGCTGATTCCTTGTCGTAATAGTCGTCACGATACAGGAAGGCAACGATATCGGCGTCTTGCTCAATGGATCCGGATTCACGGATATCAGACATCATCGGTCGTTTGTCTTGCCGCTGCTCGACTGAGCGACTGAGCTGCGACAGTGCAATCACCGGTACGTCCAGTTCCCGGGCGATCGCTTTAAGCATGCGGGAAACCTCGGATACTTGCTCTTGTCTGTTCCCCTTAGAAACGCAGTGAACGAGCTGCAGGTAATCGATCAAGATCATTCCTAGTCCATGCTGCTGTTTGAGCTTTCTCGCCTTTCTCCGAATCTCCTGAACCGTCAGACCAGGGGAGTCATCAATGAAAATTTTCGCTTTCGCCAAGTTTCCGATTGCTCTGGTCATTCGCTCCCAATCGTCGCCCTCAAAGCCGCCATTCCGCATCTTGGAAGCATCGATGTTTCCTTCCGCACAAATCATCCGCTTGACCAGCTGCAGGGTGCTCATCTCAAGCGAGAAGATGGCGACCGTTTCCCCTGTCTTGATGCCGATGTTTTGGGCGATATTCAATGCGAAGGCGGTTTTCCCAACGGAAGGCCGAGCAGCCAGGATAATCAAATCTGATCGCTGGAAACCGCCGGTCATTGCGTCCAAGTCTGGATAGCCAGAAGGTACACCGGTGATCTCCGTCTTGCGGGTACTCAGGCGGTCGATCTCCTCATAGGCATCCATCATGGCATCCTTGATGGGAACGAAATCGGAGCTGCTTTTCCGTTTTTCCCCCAAGTCCATGGCAATGCGTTCTTGCTCTGCAATCAATTCCTCAACGGTTTCGCTCTCGTATGCTTGGTTGATGGCCTTTGTGTTGGCCTCAATCACACGCCTGCGGTACGCTTTTTCCGCCACGATGTCCGCGTAATAACCCACGTTGGCCGCGGTAGGTACCGAGCTGGCCAGATTGGTCAGGTATGCGATCCCTCCGACTTCTTCAAGCAGCTTTTTGTCTTGCAGCTCGGCAGTCACGGTAACCAGGTCGATAGGCTTGTCCGCATCGTAGAGCTCCAGCATGACGCTGAATATTCGCTGATGATTGGCCGGATAGAAATCCTCGGCAGTAAGCTTTTCAGATGCCGTTTCCATCGCTTGCTTGCTGAGGAAGATGGCGCCCAGGACGGACTGCTCTGCCTCAATGTTCTTAGGTGGTAATCGATCGAACATAGCTCCTATGCCCTCCCTTCCAAGCGATAGTTCAAACCTTCGCCGCGTAGGGTCACGTTGTAGTCTCTGGTCATCTCATAAATTCTGGAGCCAATTGCATCGTCGATATCCGATATCTCGTCGATGTCACGCTCTGAGGAAACGAGCATCGGCAGATTGTTCAAGTACCGGAAATTGACGATTGCGAATAATTGCTCGAGCTGGAATGCTGTCGGAGTGGTTCTGCCTTTGAATAGGTCATCGATGTAGAGCACATCGACATGTTGCAGCTTCGTCACCTTCTCATCCAGCCTGTCCAGGTCGTCCTTGATGTTGTTGAATCCTTCTACCCACGGGAAGTACATCACAGGGATTCGCTGCTTGATGAGGTTGTTTGCGATCGCCATCAGCAAATGGGTCTTTCCGCTGCCGACAGCCCCCAGAAGTGCGATGCTGTTTTGTCTTGTCTTCCGGATCTCGTGAAATGCCTTGTAATAATCCGTTGCTGCCACGTAAGCATCCAGTACCACTTGTGGCCGATCCAAATCAAAGTTTTTGAATCCCATATGCTGAAAGCCGGGAGTGATTTGGCTTGCGCGGAACAATCGCTCAATTTTCGCTTGCTCCTGGCACTCGCAAACCCGCCACACCTCATGGCCGTCAGATGACGTCGTCAGGAAGCCACCCTTGTCCATGCACTTGGAGCATGCGCTCGTTGTAGTTGTCCGGCTTGTTGAGGCGTCCTGCTTCGCCTTTTGTGATAGGTTTTGGAACATCTGTATGAGCTCTTCTGCGCTGATTGACTGCACCAGCGTCCCCCCCTCTAATTGGCGTTACCTTTGCCAGTTTGGCTTGTTCATGATCGGCTTTCTTTTGGCGCATTTCCTCCAGCGTCTTAACATTCTCCTGCAGGCAGCGACGAAGAACCCGGTCAATGTAAGCCCACGATCTCTTCTCATGGATGGCAGCCTCCTTTATGGCCTCGACGAGAATCGATTTAGGCTCTTCAAAATAGCCACCATCGAGCCAATCAATCATGTTGTCCTTGATTGTCTCCGTGAACTTACCGATTTCTTGCTGATAGATCAGAAATGGATCATCATTACTTCGCGCATGCGTAGCAGGTAGAAGATTAATTGGTTTAGTATTGTTTTGTTTAAATAATGCGGAAGCATTGCCGGAAACACTGTCGGAAGAACTGTCGGAAAGATTGAAGGAAAAACTGTCGGCATTTATTGCCGACAAACTGATCATTTTGTACATTGCTGATTTGTTGCCTTTACGCGACTGGAAGTCGATAAAACCTTTTTGTTTCAACTCATGCCTTGCGTTGGTGATGGTTCGCTCAGAGAGGCCGGTCTTAATGCTTAACACAGATACAGCTACAGCAAACGTATCTATCCATCCAGCTTTATTGTTTATGTGCATTAGCGCATGCCATAAAGCAATTGCAGATGTCGATAGTGGGCTTGTTTCGAGCCGATCGTAGAAGGCATTAAGCTCACGTATGTAGTTCAACCATCATCACCTCCGCTTTTTTCGATTTTTTTGATCAAGATACTTTCCGTGTTTTCTCCATCAAGGTGAGGAAAGTCATTGAGACATCCCAAGGCTTTTTCTTCTTGGTAAGGCACTTTAGCCTTGCCCATTGTTCGCCATTGCGCCAGAAGGTTTTTGCAACCTCCCAGCGCATAAAACGAAACTCATAAACGTCTCCAACCATCGCGACCTCCTCATTGTTATGAGGCTCTTAATTCAACGACCTTTACCTTGCCTGATTCTTTATGCTCCAAATGCCAAGCAGTTGGAAGCTTCTTAATGATCAACCAGTTGTCCGGTTGCAAATTCGGTGCGAGTTGTTTAAGTAGAATCTTTTCTTTCAGCTGCAAGCTCCGCCGTTTCACAGTCCCACCTCCTCCACCGCGGGCATGAGGCCCATTTCCCTGATGAACTGGCTGGGACCAGGCTGGAAGAACTTTTTGCCGTATAAAGCGATCTCACGTGGCCGAGTGAGAATGAGCCTTCTCTTTGCCCGCGTGACTGCGACATACATCAGGCGCCGTTCTTCCTCCATGTCGACTGTCCGTTTGGAAGGGAATGTGCCTTGATTCATCCCGACCAGGATCACCGTGTCGAATTCAAGACCTTTGGAACCGTGAACGGTGAGAAGTTGAACCGCGTCTTCATCTTTGCGAAAGTAGTCCTGTATGTCTCGGATTCGTAGCCATTTCAGAAATGCTTCGATGTTATTCCGCTCGCCGGCAGCCTCTTGCTGAATGCACCAACGCTTCACGTATCGAAGAGCTGCCAGCATATCGTCGATGCGGTTCTGCAGGCCCTTCTCTTCGTAATAAGCTTTCAAGCCGATCGCATACCCAGCTTGTCTCACCGCCTCGTAAGCATCGAGGTCAAAGAAACGGATCTCATCAAAATTTCGTAATGTATCAACGATTCGGGCGAAATCCTGCACCTTTGGGCTTCCTTCCGCCCGCAATACATCCAATGGCCGCTCGCTTGACCAACTTGGTTTCGAGAGCAAAGTCGCCCGTTCAAGGTCCGTCATCCGGTTTGCTGGGAAGTTGATGCAAGACCAGAGCGCCTTTTCATCCTTTGGGTTGACCACAAGGGACATGAAGCTGATTAGTTTTTTGATGTCCGTCCGTTTAAGCGGATCAGCGTCCTTGTTCACGACCACCGCTGCCATCTTTGCCTCGGCAAGCTTGTCCTTTATGATTTCAAGCTGTCCATTCGTCCGCGCCAGCACTGCGATATCCGATAGCTTCCCGCCTTTCTGGACATGGAAGTAAGCTGTTGCCACCACATAATGGGCCTCTTCCTCCACCGTAAGCGGTGCTTCAACCAGCTCGATCGGTTGGCCGTCTCGTTCGTTCACAAGCCTTTTATCCGTTCGGTTCTCGTTATGTTTAATCAGAGTGTTGGCGGCTTCCACGATTGGAGCCGTTGATCGATAATTCCGTTCCAGCTTGATCACTTCACAATTGGGATATTGTTTTGGGAAGTCCAGTATGTTCTGCACATTCGCCCCGCGAAATCCGTAAATCGCTTGATAATCGTCACCTACAACGAACAGATTCTCTGGAGCCATTGCCCGGATAATGTCCATCTGCACATTGTCGGTGTCCTGAAACTCGTCCACATATACGTACTTGTACTGATTTCGATAGTATGTAGCGATGTCGTCTTGTCTCATCAGTTCCAAGGTTTTGGTAAGCAAATCATCCAAGCTGATGGCATTGCTCTGTTTTAACCGAAAGAGATATTCCCGTGCTGCTTGCTCCGATTCGTAAGAGCGGAAATTCTCTTCTCCGCCACGAACCAGCAGGGCAATATCGTCCAATACTTGCCGCACCTTCGCATCGTATCTGAACTCACCGAGGATGGCCGCAATAATCGCCTCTTGGTCCTCTTGGTCATAAATGGAGAAGTTGGGTTCCAGTCCAACCCGATGGCCCCATTCACGCAGCACGCTGACGCAGAAGGAATGAAAGGTATTGCAGAATAGTTTCTTGGCCTGTTCTTCACCGATAAGGTGAGCGATCCGTTCCTTCATTTCCAGCCCTGCCAGGCGGGTGAAGGTGAGTGCCAGCATATTGCTGGTCCCCACCCTCTTTTCCTCATGCAGATAGGAAATGCGCGTCGTGAGCGTCTTTGTCTTACCTGTACCGGCACCAGCCAAACATAGAATGACTGGCTCTTTCGATGTGGCAGCTGCTGTTTGTTCCGCGTTTAATCCCTGAAGAAGGTTAAGCGACATCTTCTGCTGCCTCCTTCAAGCCGATGGGATGCACCGTCCAACCGACTGGGACAATATCATGGGGGTCAACCACGCCAGCAATCAGGATGTTGTCCAGTTTGTCAGAAAGCTTGTCCAAACCGTGTAGGACGTTTCTCAGGTTCGTTTCATCGAGGTTCTCGATGTTATCCAACGCAAGCACCTTGATCGGAGGTTTCGCCCGATCCAACACAGCCACCAGGAAAGCGATCAGGAAGATCATCTGCTGACCAGTAGAGAGCGCATCGAAGTTGCGACGCTGGCTGCTGTCCTCCCAGCCAAACTGGAAGATTTCCTGTCCGGTGTCCGATTCCGTTTGGAAGAAAACAGGGTAATTGATCCCGAGCACGCGCAGATTGGCCTCAATATCTTCCCTCATGGGCTCCAGCATTGTCTTGACGATCTCTCCCTGAATCCCCTTTGCTCCAAGCGCTTGATCCAGCATCTTGAAACCCTCTGATTTGAATTCCGCCTCTTTGTTCGCCAGCATGGAGGTACGGAGAGTAGCCATTTGATTCCGTACCTTTTCCTGCTCCTCAACCTTTGCCTGCAGTTGAGTGATTTGGTCACGCAGACCGTTCCGGCGGGTCTCCAACAAATCAAGGGGAGCAATGGCTTCGACTGGCTCATTTTGCAGCTTGTCCCGTTCTTCCTGGGCACGTTTCAGATCATCAAGTCGCTTTTGCTCCGCGCCCAGTATGGCCGATTTCTGTGCCTGCAGGTTTTTGATGGATTTGGCTCGTTCCGCATTTTCCTGCTGATTTCGGTTTGTCTGCTGCATAATGACTGACAACCGTTGCTCAATCTCCATAATCCGTTCCCGCCGCTGTTGAATGGATTTCTCAGCGGTTTTCAAGTATTCGTGATGCCTGTTTATCGCTTCGTCTTTTTGGGCTATCTCCGAAGCAGCATATTGGATGTATGCCGAAAAGTCTTTGTTGCAAGCTATCTGGCTCTGAATCACGCAGACCCCTTTTGTTTTGTTGATGGTATCCAATGTTTGCTGAATGGAGGCTTTTTCCGCAGTAAGGCGGGCGATATCCTGATTCAATTGGGTAATTTCATGTTGCTGAATGTTGTTGACTTCTTTTTGCAAGTTGGCTCTTTCCACGGAAAGGGCATCGAATTCAGTTGTATCTGCAATATGAGTCATCTGAGCTTCCAGAGCCTCGATTTGCTGATCAATCCAGTCCGTAGACTCAGGAGTCTGAGAAGATAGGCGTTCAATCAGCGTTGTCAGTTCTTGCAGTCTGGAGAGCCTGCGATCAATTGCCTTTTTCTTCTCCGTATCCCTTGCCAATTGAGCTTCAACCTGCACCAGCTGCTCACGAATCTCGGCCAGTTCCTGCTTGTTTGCCTCAATGTTCCGATCCGTTTCGGCCATCTTATTTTTTTGCTCAGCCAGCTGCTTAATGGCGCCTTCTGCATTCTTGGCCTTCTCTTTCCACGTGGACCATTCTCGGGAGACATACCCGCGCATTGCGAGCAGACCCTCATCGATCGACATGCCGTCCTTGTATTCGGACAAGACTGCGGCGATGGTCTCCGTTAATGCCTGATGCAGATCGGGAGAATTGACCTCAATCTCCATCGTCAGCAGCCGTTCCTCCAGGTACTGCGCCACTCGTTCTTTGTTCCATCCACCTTCGATGCCGGCGCTCAGGCCATAGATGAAATCACGGCGTTTAGCATCGGAAAGGGTGAGAAATTCATTGAAATCCAACATCACTGGGAAGTTTCCAACCTCTGCGGCAACACGAGCCTTTCGGTCGGTTTCAGTCCGTTCCCCGCGTGCCGGCGAGACGGTAATCGATTCGGAAATGGTGACGTTCGGTATGCCCTTTGTAAGCTTGGTGGTTCGCTCAAATGTTCGGGTGAACTTGAATCCCTCGAGCTCTAGCCCTACGCTCATCACATTTTCATCAGAAGAAAATTTGTAATTGTCCAGTGCTCTCTTTCCGTTCCCTGGCACATAACCGAGCATGGACATTTGCAACGCTTGGAGGCGGGTGGTCTTACCCGATCCGTTCCGGCCAATGAAGATGTCTTTTCCGGTCAGAGGCTGCTTGGCCGTCGTTCCTTTCAGATTCTGCATGGTGATCGCTTGGATTTTGCTCATTAGAACTTCACCTCGCCTTCACCAGCGGAAGCAGCGCGGCTGAACAGATCTCCCTGATGCCCAGAGGATACGGAAAACTCATCTTCCTCCTGGTCGATGATCATATCTTCGGTAGTGGCTTCGGCAGTAGTTTCGATGATCTCAGCACGTTGGCCGTTCACTTTGACTTCTTCTCCGCGCTCAGCCTGTGCGGATATTTCCAAAAGCTGTTTGCGGTCAAACTCGTTTACGTAACCGACCACGGTAACAGCTGCTACACGATTTTTTTCAGGGCCGCTTACTTCCACATATGGATAAGCCAGCGCGGGATGCTTTGACATCACCAATCGCTCACATATGGTTTGAGCATTTCGCTCTGCAAACTGCTTTTTATTGATGAAGGTATCGACTGCTTTCAAAATTTCTTTGTGGGTGAAATCCACGTATACACCAAGGGGGCCTTGGATTTTGTAGAATCCGCCACTTCTCTTTTCTTCTTCCGTAAGCATGGCCTCCATGCAAACCCGACCAGCGTCTTTGTTATATTTGACCTTGTTCGTCAGGTCTTGAATGAAATACATGTTCACATCGTAGAGAAGTGTTGCAGATGTAATCACGAGGTTCCCAATAGGGCTGAAGCCGATCGCAAGTTTTTTGACCCAGACCTTGCTGATCGTTCCACTCTCGGGATCAATGATCGGATACGGATTGACCACCGTGTGCCCTTCAGGAAGCGTTAGTTTTTCGGGGGTTACAATGGAAAGGCCAGCAATTTGATTCAGTTTGTTAAATCCCTTTGCCGTTACCATCCCTTTGTCTTGAATCACTGCGATTTCGCCTTGCTTTTCGGAAAGGGCCATTCTGCCTTTAACAGAGCGAATTTGCCCTCCATCCGTTTTCTTGACAAAAACATTGCCATCACCGAGGCTTGTAATTACCGCCAGCTCATTACTCATTTACGTACCTCCCACTTGTTTTTTGGAGGCGAACACGCTAGGCTAGAAATAACCGGATTCTAACAGCGTTTCACCTGAAGGCTCAGCGTTCCAGCGCTGGGTCTTTTTCGATTGCTATACTTGTGATGACCATCGTCCCTGTACCGACATCGCGTAGATTATCTGATTGGCAATCAGGACAAACAATGTGGCTCTGGTCCGCAGTTGCTTCAACAGCAAAACCGAGGCAGCAATCTTGGCATTCATAAACGTGATACTCCAATTTCCCCCTCCTCTCGTTTAGTCACGAGGTCGCCACCATCCCAACCTCTACGGCGGCCGTTGTAGTTCCTTGCCTACTCCCGTTGTGACCTCGCTATGTATGACCTGTCTCATCAGGCAGGGATGGTCATTCCCCTGCGACTGAGGCGGAGTGCCCCAGTTTCGACTCTTTAACCTGCGAGAAAATCACGCTGGCTTAATCCGTGGTACCCGAGAGGATTTTTTCGATATGCCGCGGAATCCTGATAGATTTCACGAATGTTTGCTTCTGCATCTGTAAACACGGAATGATCCAACTTCTCCCACACGTAATCACGAATGTATTCGCGGCTGTAAACCTGATCGTGATATTCAAAGAGGTCCAGCAATTCCTCTGTCTCCTGGGCAAAGAGGTCATCCTGCTGCAGATCAATTGTTCCATCCTCTTCAACGAACCGCTCAGGATTGCTGCTATACACGTTTTCCAAGCGATCTCTGACCAGCTTTGCCAAAATGGTCACCAGCTCCAGAATGTTATCGCCGATGGACATGTCCAAATGGTTCACCTTGTTTTGCACATCGATTTGTTTTTTTGCCAGCTGCTCCAACTGCTGCTCCGTATCTTGCAACGCCTGCTTTTCTTCGTTGAGAAGCGCCGTCAGGTTAGTGGTCTCCGTAATCAGTGAGCGAGCTCTTGTGATGTTGCTCAGCGTGCTGCTTTTCATATGGGTTGCCCTCCCTTTAAGGAATGTGGTATTCTTCCGGTATCGAATATTTTCATTAGGCCGTCTGTTGCGAGCAGGCGGTTTTTTCTTTGTCTTGGATTTGTTCGGTCAGGTCCCGCGTGATCTGCTTGTAGACTTCATGAGCAACCAAGTCTCCTGCCGTTTTGGCAATGATCATCATCCGTTGATAAAAGTGGAGCTGCATCCGCAGTGTTTGGATATTCACGCTGTTCCCTCCCTCGCTTCAACTTGTTTCCGAAATTCGTTTAGCCGTTCAGCATACAGCTGATTTTGCTTATCCCCCTCTTGTACAAAGAGAGCCATCAACCTTGCGTCATATGGATAGGTTTGCTCCAAAACTTCCAGCACCCGGCGATTCCATTCCTGGGCCTTCGTCATTTCACCCCACCTCCCCCGGTCACCATTTTTAGAAATCCGCGTTTGGCTAGCTTGGCTTTATGGTGTGTCCATTGATAGACCCATGAAAGCTTGACCTCCCTGCAAATTACCGCGGCCATGTTGGTGGTTGAGGTGATCACGTCGAGAGTTTCCTGAATCAATTGCTCCAGCTGCTGGCGTTCTTGCGTCGTGAGGCTCTTCGGCGGTTTGATGAGAATTGCTTGTGCCTTCTTGATCGCATCCAGGAGCTCTTCTACTTCCTCGATCGTCTTGGCAACAGCTGTGTGCCGGTTGAGTTCCACGTTATCGCCGTCAAGGATCACCGGGCTTGTCCCCGCGGTAGATTCGTGAGCTGCAGCCATTGCCAGAAATGCGTTATCAGTAAGAAGAATCGACTTTGATTTCACATCCGGCGGCGCTACTGCTCGTCCAGTCTTATAAGCAGAGACCGCTTCTCTGCTCACGTGTGCTTCAAACCCAAATGACATTTGTGTCATGTTGGCTTCCATAAGCGCATTTCCCAATTGATGACCGAATTCATTTGCGCTCATTTGTTCGTTCACTCCTTACCGTCGATATGTAGTTGTATGAGGTACAATGAAGTTGCTCATCTTCCAGACTCTCCCTCGGCGGCTCACCGAGGGTTTTTCTTTCGGCGCATTCGTTAGGTGACTATGCGCTATCATGATTCCTTGCCGCCTCCGCCTTCGCGACGCTGATAAGCGATTCGATCCATGCGCGCTTAAACATTCTGACCTCAGGGAGCGAGTCGTTTTCTTCCCACCATTTCTTTTGCTCCTCTGGAGTCATGAAAGGAAGTGCTGATCGGATTTTTATGGTGGTGTTTCCGATTTGCGTTGTGAAAACTGGACGTTGATCCTGTTCCATCTCGGCATCCCCCTTGTTCTATGGGTATGCCGGGGTTGCAGTGGGACGACCCTACTCATTTGATCAACTCCTTTCGGCCATCTTTTTTATCGCTTCCACGTATGCAGAGAGATACGCTTTACGTACATCTTCTTCCGTGTATTCAGGTTTAAGAGAAATCTTTAGGGTTACCGTTACATAAATCCCTTTTTTCAAATCGGGTTTCTGAGGGGATTGCTTCTGAGAAAGGTTCATTTACTCATCTCCTTTCATGCGCTGGTTGCTTTTGGGTGAGCTTGAAGCTTTTCCAGTACATCAGCGGGTATTTTCTCACGGTAGGCAGCAGCTTTTAGTTCAACCGGATCAATGTTCAGAACTTCCGCCAGAGCCTCGTTAAGTACATCACTTGCCGGGGCTATTTTTCCATTTTGAAGCCTGCTTAAATATGCTTTGTCAGTATTGAAACCATGTTGCTTTAATCGTCGAGAGATTTGAGCCAGAGATAAGTCTGCATTACTCACCGCATTCCGAAGCATCTCTGCGTACTTCAAATCAATCACCACCTTCACCATTGACTTGTTATTCACTAGTGACTTTGAAGTCACATCATTTCGTTGACTAAATAGTACCAACTACGTGACCTAAAAGTCAATACTTTTTTGTGACTTTTTAGTCTCTCCGTTGTACAAATGAGTCAACACTATTAACATAGATATCAGGGGGAGGATTAAAATGAACTATGCCGAACTGCTTTCGCAATATATAAAGGCCAGTGGGTTAACCCTTGGAGAGATAGTTATGAAGTTGAACTTTAAGGGGATTTCTATAGACAGGTCTTACATTAGTAAGTTGAAAAACGGTTCTAAACCCCCTGCATCTGAAGAAGTAACAAGAGCTTTGGCAGAGGTAACTGGCGGCGACCCCGAGCCACTAATCATTGCTGCATATAAAGAAAAGGCACCTCCCGAGGTTAGGGAGATGCTTCTACAAACTGAACTTAATAACAATTTTTTCGACCATGTCGTTGAACTCTCCGTTGATTTTATGTTCGACGAGAATGGCATGAAGGTTGAGTCACGAGAAACATGGGAAGATGTTCTCAGATTTAAAAAGATTCCCATAGACAATATTTCTGAGTTTTATCGTAATCCTGATGAAGCAAAAAGACTCCTTAAGCAATTGCCAATCGAGTGGAAACTCGACCTTTTAACTGTTTTCATTAACATAATATTTTCTACAAAACATGGTGGATTACTTAAAGAAAAATTGATAAACCCATTTACCTCCATGGAAGATGACTCTTTTGGAAAATCACTGGACGAGCTCCTCCAAGAGAAAATCGACGATCCTGACGACTACTTCTTTTTAGACGGGTATTTGGATGCTTCTGAGGAAGAAAAGAAGAGAATTCGAAAATATTGGTACGAGATTAAAAAAGAGATGCGCGAAAACAAGGTCAAAGCAACAAAACCACCTTCTCTTTTTGAACTTACTGAAGATATGGATAAAGGCCCTAATGATGAGTAGGGCTTTTATTTAGCAAATAAACACGAACATACGCTCTTGTTTTGGGAGGGAAGCACATGGTTAAAGAAATTTACAAACCACAAACTTTGCTTGAATCGAGGGTCTATAAGTTGCTCAGGTACCACGGGATCAATAATCCGGAAGAGATTGACCTGGAGCAGCTATGTGCAACCTATCGCATTGAAATCATAGACATTAACGGCAGGAGCTGCACCCATCCCCATCCTAGAAAGTTCGGATGGTATGTTATTGCCGTTGATCAAAGTCTTGAACCAATAGAACGAAGATTAAAAATAGCCCATGAGTTTGGGCATCTCCTGCTCCATGAAGGGGTTCAACCAGACAGTAATGAGTTGATGATCGACTGGCAAGAATCACAGGCCAACAGCTTCGCTGAACATCTGCTTATGCCTTACTACATGTTTGATCGGTTTGCATATAAGGTCTCGCTGTTTGATGCCCCGAAATATATCGCCCAACTCTTCCAGGTACCGGAGCAGTTGGCGAAACGACGATTCGATCGATTCATAAGCAGAATGTACGTCCGCGGCTATGCCCATTACATTTAGGAGGTAAATTTCTATGAAAAGAGTACACATCGTTGGTTCAGCCTATTCTGAAGAGTTTTTCGACCTGCCACTCGAAGATGAGGAAATCTCAGCAAAACCGTATCTCGAGGTTGCTCCTTACCATGTTGCACGCTTCGGGCTCCAGATGGATGACAATGGCCTGACTGGCATAGGCATAGAAAAGGGGGATTTTCTACTGATCTCGGATTTCTCCGCCGAACCGATCTTTGGAAAACCTGTATTGGTCCGACAGGAAGGGAAATTCATTGTAAGAATCGCTGCTGACGTGAATCCGGTTGAATCAACCTTCACCACTACAGATGACACTTATCCGGCAATGACTCTTCCTTCTGAAAACATCCGCATCATTGGAGTTGTCTCCGGATCCATTAAAGCAACCGATGACATAAAATTGATCGACGCATACGAATTGGAATTTGAATATGAATGACCCACGGTTTGACAACATTCACCTCGCTGGGTTGATATAATCATAGAGAGGTGATCGCATGTACCGCCCCATGAACCTGGACGTCTTTGTTTATCTTCGCAAAAGCCGCAAAGATATTGAAGAAGAACGAAAAGCCCTTGAGCATAATATGCCGTTTGATACGCTGGCTAAGCATCGCCGCGAGCTCATGGAGTTAATCAGGCGGGAAGGGCACAATGTCATTGGAATATTTGAAGAAGTCGTTTCTGGAGAATATCTTTCGGAACGGCCAGAGGCACAGGAAATGCTTCGCCAGGTGGAGGAAGGTCTCGCCGAGGGCGTGGTGGTAATGGATCTGGATCGTCTGGGTCGTGGCGACATGATAGACGCCGGAACCATCTTTCGTGCCTTTAAATACTCCGAAACTTATATCATTACGCCATCTGAAGTGATCGACTGTAACTCCGAAGGAGCCGAATTACTATTCGGGGTAAAATCCATTATTGCACGTGAAGAGTTGAAGCAAATTAATAAGCGTCTTCAAGGTGGACGCCGCCGATCTGCGAAGGATGGCAAATCGATTTCGAAGCGCCCGGCATATGGATATCTCAGGGACGAAAATTTGAAGCTCTATCCTCATCCAGAGCAGGCGCCAGTGGTAAAGCAAATATTTGAGCTTGTAGCAGATGGCTTTGGTCGTCAGGCTGTGGTGAAAAAGCTTGACCAGTTAGGCATCAAGCCGCCCGTTGGTGATTTGTGGGAACAATCCACAATCTCCTACATCATTCGGAATGAGGTTTATTTAGGCCATATTATCTGGGGCAAAGATAAATACCTAAAACGAAACGGGAAATATGTGAAAAAGCCGGTCCCTCAAGAGATGTGGATTCGACATGAAGATGCTCATGAGGCCATCGTAACCAAAGAGCTTTTCGATGCTGCGAATACAGCTTTAAGAGGAAGATGGCGGACGCCAACAAAAGAAGGGGCTACGTTATCCAATCCACTAGCTGGAATAGTAAAATGTGGCGTTTGCGAGCGTACCCTTTATTATCAGCCCAAGCCAAACCGTCCCAATCCACAACTGCGTTGCATAAATCCTAGATGCCAAGAAGTGCAAAAAGGCGCTTTATTCCCGTTGATTGAAGAAAGGCTCCTGCACTCCCTTCATATTCTAGTAAAGCAGGCAACTCTTTCAGAAGAAGAGTTCGTGAAATCGACAGAACGAAATGACGGAACTGCCCTGATAGAGCAAAAAAGAAAGCAATCGCTTCCCTGCAGAAAGAGATTGCTGAGCTGAATCAGATGAAAGATAACGCTCATGAGATGCTCGAAAAAAAGGTATACACCATCGAAACCTTCCTGGAACGGCAAAAGGTTCTCTCCGATAAACAAAAAGCTGCCGAGTCGAGCATTTCACAGCTTCAGTCTGAAATTGAGCAAGAAGAGTACAGAATGAAACATCAGAAAACGATCATCCCACGTATTCGCTCAGTCTTAGAAAATTACCCCTTGGTCACAGATCCGCTCAAAAAAAATCGCCTCCTCAAATCAATCATTGAGAAGGCATATTTCATTCGTAAAAAGGAATGGACGAAAAAAGACCAATTCGAGTTAGAAGTAATACCAAGGCTCCCATTGTAAGTGGGAGCCTCTTTTTGGGTATATCCTCGATAGTTGAACTGGTTGACCTCTC